CCTATAGGAGAACCAAATGGAAAAGCTAGTGAAATATTTTTTAGTATGCCTAGCTGCTGTTTTAGTTGGTAATATTCTAATGAAGATTATTGATTATAAATTTGACCATCTAAAACAAGAATCGACTAAACCTACAGTGTTTAGTACACAAACGCTTGAGAAAAGACAACAACAACTTGATTGTTTAGCCAAAAACATTTATTTTGAAGCAGCTAAAGAACCTTTCGAAGGTAAAGTCGCAGTAGCTCAAGTAACAATTAACAGAACTGAATCTGGAAAATTTCCTACGGATATTTGTAAGGTAGTATACCAGAAGAATATCTTTATGGAAAAAGTAGTATGCCAATTTTCCTGGTATTGTGAAACTGCATCAAAATTTAAACCAATGCATAAAGAAGCATATGATGAATGTATGGCAGTTGCTAAGAAAGTTTTACTTGAAGGATTTAGACTAGAAGGTTTGACTGAAGCTATGTATTATCACGCAACCTATGTTTCTCCAGGATGGGGTAAGGAGAAAATAGCTAAAATCGGCAATCATATTTTTTACAAATAGAAATGATTAAAATTAAATCGCCAAATCTAAAAATGCCTACATTAGATATTCAAAAGATAAGTGAATTCTGTAGGACTAAACTAACTGCGGCTACTGCCGAAACTATAGCATGGATAGCTGTTATAGTTATTCATGCTGCAACTATTCCAACCATGTTAGCTATTATGTCAGGTCTAACAGAAAAGATGCCGCCAATAGATTTAGTATTGTTTATTTGGGCAGGATTATCCCTTCTATTTGTTAGAGCAACTATTCTTAAAGATATGCTTAATATTGTAACTATTGGATTTGGATTTATCATTCACGCAACTATTCTTGCATTAATATTATTCAAATGAGTACATTAAAAGAATTTACAAAAGAAAAACATTTATTAGCAGAGTCCCAACCCTTTATTAAAAGTATTTTCAGCAATCAAGTTGATGCAAAAAAATATACTGATTATTTGTATCAGCTGTATCATGTGTATTATCAACTAGAACATAGTGGCGATACTCTATTCAAGGGTATAGAAGATATGAAAAGGCATAAACATGTCTTGAAAGACTTCTTGGAATTAGTTGGTAGTAGTAATTATAGAAATATTATAAATCTTTCTACAGACAAATACTGTAAGTATATTCAAACAATAAGTAGTGACAAAGATAAACTTATGGCTCATATCTATGTTAGGCATATGGGAGATTTATTTGGTGGACAACAACTTAAAAAATTAGTACCAGGTTCTGGCACTATGTATCAATTTGATAACATACCTGCCTTAATTGTTGAAATGAGAAAAAGGTGCGGACCTGATCTAGCAGAAGAAGCCAATATTGCATTTGATTATAATATTTCCATTATTAGGGATTTTAATTAATGCTTGATATTTGGGACAGAGCAGAAGAATTAGCTTCTTATACTTTAGGTAGTTTATTAAGAAAAGCAAAATTTATTCCATACACCTTCGATCATAATCAATATGATTTTAAATGGGAAAATTATATTTTTCAAAGTGAAAAATTTAGAAGAGCTCATGTAGAAGTGGTAGATGCTAGGGAATTAAAGAAAATTTGGATCATGCACTTTTGTATTTTTCCACATTATGATGATCCTTCTCCAATCTTTGGATTTGATATAGTATGTGGTAAGGACAAAATTACAGGGTTGTTTCATGATTATTCTGTATCAGGATCTTCGAAGCATTTTATGCTGAACGAGTTTAAAGAAATTTCCAGTACTTATTATCCTAATAAGAAAAGAGAATTGCCTGAATGGGCATTTCAAATATTTTCTAATAGTATGATTGCTGCAGGTAATTTGGATAAAAATGAATTTGATCTAGCATCCAAAGTATATTATAATACTTTTAAATATTATTTAGATAATGTTGGATCATCTAGAGACTCAACTAAAGATTATTCAGTTTCTCAAGATCGTTATTGTTATTATCAAAAACAGAATCCTAGAACACCGCACATGATGCATAGTTTGGGAGTGAATAAAAATTTATTTCAAGGATACATGGACAGTGTTTTATTTCCAGAAAGAAACAACCGCAATGGATGAACTAAAAAAAGAATTAACTGATTCCATTATCATTACTAAAAGATTTAGATCACCGAATGAATTTTCATTATACATTGAAGAAAGAGTACAAATTAATAAAATTGGATATATGGATGCAGTGATACAATACTGTAATGAAATTGATATAGATGTGGAATCAATAGCAAAATTAATTAATCAAACTCTTAAAGACAAAATTCAAATTGAGGCGGAAGAACAAAATTTTTTGAGAATTAAAAGAGGCAAACTCCCTATATGATAACAATGGACGCTTTTCAAGTTTATAAGTATTATTTAGCATTAAAACTACATTTCACAACAGACAAATATGATGTGATAAAACAAAGAGGTAAAGTAAGAGCAAGTAGACAAGCATTTGCAAAAAGATCAGATTTATTTTCCATTAACAAGATAGCAAAAAATTATTCAGATGAAGAAGTTGCTAATTTTCTGATAGCAAATTTTGTTTCAGGTGATAGATGGGGCGGGGTATTTGATGCAGATGCCAGAGAAACATATTTATCTTGGAAAAAAAGAATAGAAAGCCTAAGTTATATTTTTACTAAGGATTTGGACAATCTAATTTTAGAAATGGAGCAAAACAATCTATCTTTTGACGATTTATTTTTGATTTCTAAAAATACTCATCCATATATAATAAAAGCATACTTAAGAAAGTCTATAAGTATTGAAACATTAGTTATTCTAGATAATTTGTTAGGATTAATAGAAAAGTATGATGCTGCAGTTGAAGATACAGTTTTATATCCTGACATTTCTAGATTAGTTAAAAAATATAAACCATTTCTAAAATTTGATACGGAAAAATTTAATGGATTGCTTCGAACAAGATTTGGACTCGACTAAACAAAGAATTAAAGATTTAGAAAATATGCTCACATTTCATCAAGAAAATATTCGTGAACTTTCCGAATCTTTGAAAGAAACACAAAGATATTTAATTAAATTAGCTCGTAATCAACAAGAACTTACTAAGAGAATTACACAATGGCCATACATAGTTGTGGACACCACTAACGAAGGAGATGCTGTCTAAAAAATGAGCAAGACGAAAACATTTGATTCTTTTGATAGAGAAAAAAGAATACATCGTGTAGAAAAGGGTAAAAATAAGATAGACAAGCATCGAAAGATAATATATAATTATGCATCATCTAAAAATACAGAAGATGATGCGTTTGATGATTACTTAGATTATGCCTTTAACAATAAAATCAAACGACGTTAATACAACTTTATACAACGCAAATACGGAGTAAATTAAATGGCTTTCACATCACTATCCGAGCTTCGCAAGTCACGTGGCGGTTTTGAAACTCTAATGAAAGAGGTTGAAAAAATTGCTAATCCCCAAGCAGAAAAAACAACTGATGATCGCTTCTGGCAACCTGCAGTAGACAAGTCAGGCAATGGTTATGCTGTAATTCGTTTTTTGCCTGCATCCCCAAATGAAGATTTCCCTTTCATTAGAATTTGGAATCATGGATTTCAAGGCCCAAGCGGTAAATGGTATATTGAAAATTCGCTTACGACAATTGGAAAATCTGATCCTGTATCTGAACTAAATACTGAACTATGGAATTCTGGATCGGAGGCAAATAAAGAAATTGCTCGTAAACAGAAACGTAAGTTAACCTATATTTCTAACATTCTTGTTATCAAGGATCCAGCTAATCCTGAGAATGAAGGTAAAGTATATCTTTTTAGATATGGTAAGAAAATTTTTGATAAAATTAAAGATTTGATGAGTCCTCAATTCGAGGATGAGAAACCTGTAAATATTTACGATTTTGATACTGGTGCCAATTTTAAGTTGAAGATTCGTAATGTTGAAGGGTATCGTAATTATGATAAGTCTGAATTTGAATCTCCTAGCGCATTATCTGAAGATTCAGAAAAACTTGAAACTATTTGGAATTCTCAGCATTCCTTACAACAGTTTCTTGATCCAAAGCATTTTAAATCATATGATGAGCTTAAGAAAAAGCTACAAATGGTTTTACATGGTTCAAGTACAACTAAACGTGCAGAAGAAGTTTCTTTAGATGAGGAACCTCTAGGAGCACCAAAGGCACAAGTAGTATCTAAACCCGCTTCTAAGGCTGTGCCACCTAAAGAAGTAGACTTTGATGACGATGATGAATCGTTGTCTTATTTCGCTAAGTTAGCTAACGAGGAGTAAATATGAAGTTTTTAATCGCTTTATTTGCAACTTTTGGTTTTCTAGCAACTGGCTATGCCGCCGAAGCTAAGAAAGAAGAACCAAAGAAAGATGCACCCAAGGCAGAAGCCAAGAAGGAAGAGCCTAAGAAAGAAGAACCAGTAAAGCCAAAAGTTAAGCCTGTTGGCAAAGATGGTAAACCTGTGGATGATGCTAAAAAGCCTGCAGAACCGGCAAAGAAGTAATCAACAAAAAAGGGGCCTAAAGCCCCTTTTTTAACCATATACCGATCTACCTTCTAACCATTTTTCTAAACTATCCTCACTATTATTTGGTGTAGCTCTTGCAGGCAAATACTTAATATCATTATTAGATATGATATTTGTTGAAATTTCAGATTTTGAAACTACTTTGCTAGATTTTTCTAATTCATCTAATAAAGAATCAAATTCTTCTTCCACATTTTCTAATCTTTCAGTTAAAGTAGAAGGTGAAGAAATAACTTCAACTCCTTCCTCAGCAACTGCAAGAGGATAACCCATATCTCCTCGCCCTCCTCCAGCAGTACTAGTACCTGGGGGTATAGGTTGTGCCCCAGGTAATGTTAGTTTATTGCTCTTTGGTGATCCATCTGGATTATGAGTATTGCCATATTTTTCCATCCATTCTTTTCTTCTATTATAACTTTGTCTATCATTTCCAGTAGGCATCGGTTCAACTGAACCCACAGTAACAGATGGAGCTGTAGATTCTACACCAAATACTTTGCCTAAGTATTGAGCAGTTTTCTTTGTATCAGCTATTCCGAAAGTTAGCCCAGATATAGCATTAGCAACTCCAGATGTAGCTTTTTGTGCTGTAGTAGGTATTTGGTTTTCTTCTAAATCAAAATTTTCTCTAGTAGCTTCATCCCCTTGACCCTCATATACGTTATATCCTATCAATCCAGCAGTAACTAATAAGTTTAATCTAGTTAAAAATCCCATAACACCGGGAACTTGTGTTGGTGGTTTTTTCCCTCCCGTAGGCCCCTTTTTAGGATTCTTGCCTCCATCTTTACTAGGTCCTCCTGCAGGTCCACCTCCAGGTATTGGACCGGATGGAACTGTTTTAGGTCTTCTATTAATGTCTATATCTGGCCCACCCGTTACGTTATCTAATTTATTCAATAACGCATCAAAGTATGGACCTAGCCCTGAAACCATTTTATCTGCTATAGCTGTAGCTAAAAGTTCTCTATTAGCATCCACAGTGTTAACTTGGACACCCCCTGCCGTAGCTGCCTCTTGTTTTTTATTAAACAGAGCACTCATCTCTTTCATAAAAGTATTGTTTTGTTTTACAAAAGCCTTCATATCATCTTTAAGATTATAACTTTCTTTTCTTTCTCTTTTCCTTTCGCCTTCAGATCTTCTAAGTAATACTATTAATTCTGTAAAATCAGAATAGAATTGTTTAGAATCTATCATAGCTGCAGCAGGTTTAGCTTCTTCAGCAGGTTTAGTCTCTCTAGCAGTCTGCTGTTCTTTTATTCTATTTTGATTAGAATCAGCTTTAATAGTTTTAACCGTTAATTGAGCATTGCTTGTTCTTTGATTAGATTGAGCATTATTTGCAGAAATTTTTCTTAAAAGTTGTATCTCTTCAAATATTTTATTTTGGATCTTTACATCTTGTTGATTAGAAAAATTTGTTATTAGTCTATCAGTGGAAGGAGGAGACCATGTAGTGCCATCAGGTCTACCCCCTAAAAGAAATGGAAGTCTTTTTTCCATTAGACAGGTCTTCTCACTGTAGGTCTAAATCCTTCAGCATTTGGATCAGGTCTTGTTACATTACTACCACCGTAATTCATATTGGATTCCTGAGAATTATAATTGTATGACTGAGGTGGAGTATAACTACTTTGCATCATCGAGGGTTGTGGATTATACTGATTATTAGGCATATTCATACTTGGATTAAATTTAGGTGGTTCTGAACTTAGTGTTGGAGTTGGAACACCTCCAGCTGCACCTGCAATTTTTTCTTGCGTACGACCAAACGCACTAACACCTAAAACAGCACCCATTGCTACATGGAATAAACCACCACCTTGAAGTGTTATTGGCACCCATTGCCTAAAGGCATCATTTGCTGCTTGTGTTTCCCAGAACTGCACAATAGTAAACATAATAGGAAAAATCGCGAAGTCAGCAAGGCAACATAACATGTACATCATTGCCATCATTGGACGCCATTTTTTGGTCATCCAATCTTCTTTATTAGCTTCAACAGGTTTTTCTTCTTCCTTTATTTCTTCTTCTGGCTTATCAGATTTTTTGATTCCGAACATCATATTCCCCTTGCGTTTTTTAATTTTATTTTTTCATTTTCATCGCGAATATGTGCCGTCAACATACTAACATAAATCTCTCTTTCCCATGGAAGCATATTTTCTAATTCCGTTAATGAGTATTTATGGTGATGCATTAACGAAAAGTTTAACTTATAGAAATTTACGAGGGTCTCATGGGAAAGAGTTAGACGAAAAAATTTTGCAGGCCCTCCAATTTTATATTATTTACTTTTTTACACCCATCACATGTATGCTCTACATCATGTATAATTCTTGGCATATCCAAGAAAAATTTTTCTATTTTTTCAAACTGTTCTTTTGTAAATGATTCTAAGAATGTAATTATATCTTGTTTTTCCTGATCTTTAGTTTGATATACTTGATCCTTAGTAAATATTTTTTCTATACAATTACAAATTAGTTCTATGATATTAGTAGAATTTAGATTTTCATATATATCTATCATTTCATTGAATTTAGGATATCTTAGTATAACTCCTATATCTTTAGTTATCATAATCTTGTTATTGAAGTTCTCTTTTTTATTCACCTTTAAGTCTAACAAATTTATAGTAAACTTATTATCATATTCACATTCACATTTGTAAACTAAATCGGTTATTTCACCTATTGATTTGGCTCTAAGATTAATAAAAATAAATTCTATATCAAAATGAGCAAGAGCATCAATATCTAGTTTATTAAATGTACAATTATCTACAAGATCTGTTAAAATTCTAGTAATTTCTTCTGCATCAGATTCGATAGCTGTAAGTAAAATTTTAAATTCTTTAACTAGAAAAGGTCTATATTTGATTTTTTTACCATTGGATGGTAATATCAATTCATAGGTAGGTGTTTCTAAAATAGGCAAAGCCATAATATTCCTTTATTGAAAATCTATTTGTCTAAATGTTCCGTCCTCGTTTTTCTTATTTAAGTAAATTGAACCTGCTAATGCTCTTTCGGTTTCATTGTAAATTTTCCAACGCCTATATGTGAACGTAACATTCAATTTATGTGGGGTATTTTGTGACGCCATATTCAAATCTAGTATCCCGATGTTTCTAGGAAAAGCATCAACAAGTTCTACTGAATAAACAGGATCGTCTCTTTCATTTAATTGATGTATTATAATTTTAGAAGTATAACCTGTTGCTGGACTATTTCTATATCCCACATGAAAGGAAACAGGATCTACTATTTTGTGTATCCAAGTATCAAAGAATTTTTTCACTACAAGTTTTTGATCTACCAAAAAAGACATAGGTATTGATTCGCCACCATATTCTATAGTTAAAGGATTTTGATAATTAGGACCATAAATTCTTTGTGGTGCTATTCCTAGATTTAATTGAGGAAGATTTGCACTCTCACAAAATAGACTTACTAATCTAGCATCATTAACATATGGTTGCATCACCGTAGGCACAGTAATTAATACTTCAAATCTATTAGGTTTAGCAATACCTTGAGTTAGTACTGCTGTTTTGAAATTATTTAAATTAAAATTTGCCATTTAATCCTTACCTATTACTAGCTTCTCTCCAGACTTTAGTTTTACTAGCTTTTTCAAATTGTTCAATAGGTAATTGAGATGCTGTGATCCAATCGGGATAATTTATCTTTAAAAATCTAGATTTAACATGATTATCTAAATAGTGTTTAACTGAGCCATTGATTGATGCTATGGATGAAAAACTAACTAGTATTCTCCACGATATTCTTATTTTGGTATTTTGATTATAGTTAGTATCTGTTGCATTTTCTGATAAAGCTTTTAATAACTTAAATCTCATCAAATAAGGCATATAGTGTAGATTAATACCATAAAATCCATCTTCAACTTTTCTAAATGGTAATACTAGTGGAAAAGTGTCGTAATACGGTAGAGTTTCCTTGTGCTTTGGATCATAGTAAAAAAGATACATTTCTCCAGGTAGGATATTATTTTTCATCTGCCTGGAATTTTGCATCAAATTATTTTGATTAACTTTGCTGCCAAGTTGTTTAACTTGGCTTTGAAACCATCTATAGGATTTTTGCGTATCCTCTTGATTTACTTTTATAGTGTCAAATATACTAGCCATTTTTTGGTGTAAGTCCTAAATCCTTTTCTGTTAGTATCATAAATTTCATTTTTCTGTCTTGGCAAAATTCAAATGCAGCTTTCCATTTAGCTTGATTAATCCCATATTGGTAAACTTCATCTATAAATTTTTTAGTTTTCTTTACTGGGATCTCTGGTGGTTTTGTGAATTTTTCTGGTTTTATTTCAATTAAATATTTTTGTACCACGTTATTAGAGTTTCTAACTTTAATATAAAAATCCACAAAATACCTATGAACTCTATTATCTACGGGTGACAAATAGGGAATAATTACTGTTTCAGATCCCCATTCTATTACTGAAGTATTTCCGTCACACCATTTCATAAATCTTAGTTCCCATAGGGATCTATAGATGACGTTTAAAACGTCACCTTTGTATTTACTAGGATTTAATGGTTTAAATCGTCCCTTGTAGGTTTTTGTATACATTTTGAATATAAATAATAAATAACACTTACCCCTATTATTTATTTCAAAGAATGGCCGACAATCAAGCTCAACCCACAATAAAAGACGATTTAGAGGAATACGAAAAACGTAGAAACAAGAGCTACGATCTTTCTAAATATAACGTCAGTGTCGGTAATTTTCAGTATCCAGAAAATTTGGGTACTGCCCCCGATCTTAGGCACTTTGTAGCATTTTATATTAATGTCAGGGATAAATCTAGATTACAACCTAAAAATGAATTATTATCTGAAAATGAAGTTCCAGTAATAAGTGCAACTCAAAGAAAGAATGGCAATGCCTGGTCTACAGCATTGGTCACTAGCACCGCATTAACAACTGCAGCAACTGCTGTAGGAATAAAGACTCTTAAAGATTCTGCTGTAAGATTAAAGGGGAAATCTGCAGCACAAACTTTAAAAAATACAAGTTCTTTTTTGTTTACTGGCGGAATAACAGCATTATCCACAGCTTATATTGCTACTGAAGCTATTAAAAGACTTCCCGTATTAAGTCCAACAAAATTCAAAAGATTGAAGGATGTAGTAACATTACATGTAGAGGATAGACCTTCAGTAAAATATGGTGTAAAATACAATAATAAAAGTTTAGGTATTCTAGCAGGATTCGCTGCTTCAACTGCTTCTGCTAAGGATACATTTAAAAATAATATAGGAGAAGCTGCAGCTTTAGGATTAGCACAAGCAGCTAAGATTCCTAATGCTATAGGGGGAGCTACATTAGCAGACTTGTTAGGTGCAGCTGCCGGAGTTCAAATAAATCCATATAATGAAGTTCTTTTTGAATCAATAGACTACAGAACATTTAGTTTTAGATATAGATTCTTTCCTAAAAGCGAAAAAGAAACTAGAAACGTAAAAAACATAATAGATAAGTTTAAGGAACACATGCATCCAGAACTTACATCTAGTGGATTTTTCTATATCTATCCTTCAGAATTTGATATAGTATATTATTTTGTCGATGAAAAGGGTGATACTAAAGAAAACGTTTATTTTCATAGAATAGGTAATTGTGTTTTGACTGATATGGGTGTAGAATATGGTGGTGATAGTTTTTCTACTTTTTCTAACGGGGCTCCAACACAAGTTAATTTAACATTGACATTTAGAGAAGTAGAACTTTTAACTAAACGAGAAATGCAAAGAGGCTTCTAATGTATTTTAACTATTTTCCTAAAATTCTTTATTCATTAGATGAAGGGCGTACAGGACAAGTTGTGACCGATATAATGAGAAGAACAATAGTTAAGGAAGAGTATATTAAGAATAGTGCCTTTTATGATTTACACGATATAAAGGATGGTGAGACTCCTGAAATTCTATCAGACGTATATTATGGATCACCAATTTACTATTGGGTAATTCTACAAGCTAATTCATTAATTGATCCGAGATTTGATTGGCCATTATCACAGGAAAATTTATATGAATTTTGCATCACCAAGTATGGGGGCGAAACTGAAATTTATAAGACTAAATTATACACTAATGATAAATCTTACGTAGTTAATGGATACAATCCCCTATCTGAGGACTCACCAAATGCTGCAGGAGAAGAGATATATCTAGTATTAGAAGATACCACATCATTATTACTTGTAGATCCTCCATTTACTCTATATCCAGTATCCAGATTAGAATATGAAACAGCAATAAATGAATCAAAAAGAAGAATAAAAATTCTTAAGCCTGAAGTTGTTAGTGAGATAGTTAAGGACTTTGGAAGAATAATATCTAGATGAGTATTGTCTCTGAACAACTTCAAAGAACAGGTGAAGTTGTTATTGATCAACTTTATTTGGTTTCTGCCGAAGGTATTCCTGTTGACCTTAGAGGATTTATGATAGAACTGAGTATATACGAAAGCATATACTCACCTGTTATGTCTGGGTCCATTTTAATTTCTGATAGCAAAAACTTATTCAAAACTTTAGGTATTTGTGGTGAAGAATACATAGTTATTCAATTTCGAACACCTAATTTCGATAGTGATAATTCTATCAGGAAAACCTTTAAGGTTTATTCTATAACTGATAGAGCTATAATAGATCAGTCCACTACACAAATGATTTTGAATTTTATATCCTATGAAGCCATACGTGATACTATTAATAATCTTTTTAGTTCATTTGAGGGTAAGATTAGTGAGGTAGTTGGGGACATTTTTGATCAACATCTAAGCATGACTAGAAACTTAACTGTTGATCCTGCAACAAATAAAGTTACAGAAGAGGTTGAAAAAACTTCTTTACTTATATTAGATGAAACAGAAAATAGTGTAAAATTTGTAAGTCCAGGTTGGTCACCTATAAAATGTATACAATGGTTAGCATCGAAAGCTATTCCTGCCAAAGGAAAAGCTTGTAATTTTTTGTTTTGGGAATCTAATAAACAATTTTACTTCGGTCCTATAGAGAAGATATTTGAAATTTCCCACACTAATCCTAATATGTCTATAGGAAGATATAAATTTTTTCCCCCAGGTCCATTATCCATAGACAATCTAACAGATAGAATGTATAGAATTGAAGATATTAAAATGAGCAAAATAATGGATACTTTATCTGGTGCGAGAAATGGATACCTTAGTAATAGAATGGTCGCATTAGATATCATGAATAAGGATTATCAATATAACGATTATTATCATTTAGATAAGTTTGATCAATATAATCATACAAGTGGTAGCAACAACAATAATGCTAAACCGTTATATTCGGGATTGTTTACTAACCCAAAAAATAATGTAAAGGTTTATACAGTTCAATCTAATTTATTTACTGGCGTAACTGACAATGTAAATGAAAAAATGCCTGAAATATATGGTAATAGATTATCTAATTTACATGAACTTAAAAATTATAAAATAGAAATAGCTATACCAGGCAGAACGGATGTAGAAGTTGGTTCAATGATAGAAGTAGATATTCCTGATACATCGCCTGTCGATGACGAGGATATAGCTAATGATAAAGTAGATGCAGTATATTCTGGTATGTTTTTAATTACTAAAATTCATCATAAGATTAATGCTATATCTCAAAAGCATAGTATGCTGTTAGAAATAGCTAAAGATTCATACACTGGATTAGATTCAACAGATGATTGGACATAAGGGTACATGGTGGATAGGAGTTGTAGAGGACAGAGATGATCCTGAACAACTCGGTAGATGTAAAGTAAGGATCTTTGGTTATCATACTGAGGATCCTGTAGAGTTGCCTACAAAAGATTTACCTTGGGCTTTACCTTTACAACCTATCACATCTGCTGCTATATCAGGTAAAGGATCCACACCTATAGGTCCATTAGAAGGTACTTGGGTCGTAGGTTGGTTTTTAGATGGCGAGGATATGCAGCAGCCCATAATGATGGGAACTATAGCAGGCAAAAATAAGACAAAGGGTGCGACTGAAACTAGAAAAATTGAGGAATCAAAAGCTCAGAATGATAGTTATTTACGATCGCAAGACGGCGAAATCGTCAGAGATTCTAGTAACGAACCGATTGTAATTGAAACATCTAAAAATAATGACAGCGCAACAAAGGACACTATTAGAAATAGTTTACCTCCTTTGACTCCAAGTCAGATAAAAAGTATGATGAATGCTATCGCTAAAATAGAATCTTCTTCTGGAACAGGAACAGCAGTTTATACTAAATTAAATTATAAAGATATATTATCAAGAAGCGATGCTAATTCTTCTCAATTTTATGGAGCATATAATTCTTCAAATTATTGGGGTAAGTATCAATTTGGATATGCAGCATTAATAGATTTAGGGTATGTTAAAAATTTAGGCAATAAAAGACAAAATTATGATAATACTAATCTTTTAAAGGCTTCTAATTGGGAAAATAAAAATGGTCTAAATTCTTTAGACGCCTATATTAATAATGGCACTGCTCAAGAATCAATAATGTTTCAGTTATTGGAAAGAAATTATAATATACTGAAAAGTAAAGGTATTATCACAACATCTGATACTGCAGAAAAAGTAGCGGGTTTATTAGCTGCTGCTCATAACGGTGGTGCAGGGGCAGCCGTAAATTTAGCAAGGGGTTTAGATAGTGTTGACGGAAACGGTACTCCAAGATCAAAATTTTATACTGCAGCTAGTCGAGCAGTAGGAGGAAGTGGTGAAGAACCCCAATCCGAAACTGATACAGGATCATCTGAATCTACAGTTGCTACCAATAAAGAATTGTTAGATAGACAAGGATTTGCTGATCCAAATAAAGTGTATCCTACCTTGGATTATTATGGATCACCTGACACAAATAAGTTAGCAAGAGGATTGACACATCCTTCATTAGTGAATAAAGAATGGTATAGATCAACTGATGTGAATTTAGCAAATTCTAGTAAAGTATGGGAACAACCAAAATCTCCCTACTCTGCTAAGTATCCTTATAACCACGTAGTTGAAACTGAAGCCGGGCATTTACTAGAGTTTGATAATACGCCAGGGCATGAAAGAATAAATCTATATCATAAGTCTGGTACTTTTATAGAATTAGATGTAAATGGCACATCGGTAAGAAAAACTATAGGTGATTCTTTTGAATTAGTAGATAACAATAGTTATACTTATATAAGAGGTGGGCAAAATATTACAGTAGATGGTTCTAGTAAACTGCTTGTTAAAAACAATGCTGATATACAAGTATTAGGAACTGCTACTGTAATTAGCAATGGTAGTATGAGTGTACAAGCGGCTGAGTCATTAGATTTAGTAGCAGATGTAGTGAATATTTCTGGTAAGACTGCATTGAATATGACATCAGGTGGAAACACTAAACTGCAGGGCAAAGATCTTAATCTATATTCAAGCAGTAATGATGTGACAATAAAATCTAAAAGAAAACTAGCGATGCAATCATTAGATAGCACTAGTATAAATGGTGGTTTCGAGTTAAGGATGGATGCATCTGTAATAAAAACAAAAATGGGGGCTACAGCTATTTCAGAAATTAACTTGCCTGTTTCTACTCCTCCAAGTAAAGAATTTCCTACTATTGTTGACAAACCAGATAAAGTGAAGAACGAAACAGACGAAAAAACCTTTTTGAATGATGATCCTATTACGTCTACTTCTCCTGAAGCAGTTAGTTATAGAACAGATAGATTAATACAAGAAATTATAAATGACACCTCTATCTATGTTAGTGAAACATCTGCTGCAACAAGTCCACAGAGAAATACAAGAAATTTCAGTTGTAATGATTTTTTAGAGTTTGATAGGCAAAATAATTTTCCTTCATCTATAATTTTATCTAAAAATTATACTTTATCGTCTTTACTATTTAAAAACACTCTTGTAGCGCAAAAGGGTATTTCTCGAGGAGAAATATTATGTAATATGAAATATCTAGCTGAGGTTTGTCTAGAACCTATAAAGGCAAAATATGCAGATATGATTGTTACTAGTTGTTTTAGAGTAGACGGCAGAAAAATTAAAGATAGGAACGGAAGGGAAATTGTAGTTAGAGAAGAGGATCACGCTAGAGGTATGGCAGCGGATATGCAATTCAATTCTAGGAGCTATCCTCAATATTTTGAAGTAGCTAAATGGATTGAAAAGAATATACCTCATGCACAGTTATTACTTGAATATGAAAGAAGAGGTACTATAGTTATATCTTGGATACATATCGCTTTTGATAAATCTAATAAAACAAGAGCTATGCGAGTAGGAACATTGATGAATCATGTGGTTACTCATAGAAATCAACTCGCAAATCAAGCATAATAAATAATTAGGGCTCAAATGGCAACTGTAAATAGAAAATCTAGGGAATATTCTGATTTAGATTTATTATTTGAATCGCATCCTTATACTAAAGATGTGAATAGAAACTTTGATTTTGAAGCTATAAAAGCTTCCGTAAGAAATCTAGTTTTGACTAAGAACTATGAAAGACCTTTTCAACCAGAACTTGGATGCCAAATTTATTCATTATTATTTGAAAACTTTTCTCCTGCTGTCAAAGCTGCTGCTGAAAGAACAGTCAGAAATGTTATAGAAAGATTTGAACCTAGAGTTAGAATTATATCAGTAAATGTTTTCGAAAGTGTAGATGAAAACGGATTAAGTGTAGAAATAATTTTTACTCCTAGAAATATAGATTTGCCCATAACTGTATTAACAACATTAAGTAGAGCAAGATAATGGCCAATCTTAAGATTTCAGATTTAGATTTCGATAGTATTAAAGAAAATCTAAAAACCTTTCTGAAGAATTATAGGGACAGTAATGGAGATCTAGTATTTACAGATTATGATTTTAGCGGCTCTGCTTTATCTGTTCTATTAGATTTACTTGCATATAATACGCATTATAATGGTTATTATGCCAATATGCTAATGAATGAAATGTTTTTAGATTCTGCAGTTAAAAGAGAATCAGCAGTGTCCATTGCTAAACATCTCGGATATACACCTAGATCAGTAAGAAGTGCGAGAGCTACTATAGGGTTCACTGTTAGTGCTCCGTCAGGAAATCCAACTTCCCTTACACTAGATAAGTATACCGCTTTTAATACTATAATTAACAATGTATCATATACTTTTGTAAATGTACAACCTAAAACTATTGTACCAGTGTCTGGAGTTTATGAATTTAATGATGTAGAAATATTGGAAGGAATACCTTTAGAATACATCTTTAGAGTCAATAATCCTGGTCCAGGGGAAAAATACGAAATTCCCAATGAGAATATAGATACAACTTCATTAGTTGTAACAGTACAAAATTCTAATACTGATACAACTACTACCACATTTGAATTCGCAGATGACGTGGTTGATATTAATGGAGATTCTAAAGTATATTATATCGAAGAATCCCCTACAGGGAAATTTCAATTAATTTTTGGCGATGGCGTTTTAGGGAAAAAATTAGTTAACGGTAATCTGGTCAAGGTACAATATCTAATAAGTAATGGATCTGATTGTAATGTTTCCAGTCTTATTACACAAAATTTTACAACCTCTGCAACGGTTGGTGGCGGTGGGATTACTAATATAGTTACATCTATTAATTCAAATTACGGAGCTAATAGAGAGACGATAACTGAAATAAAATTTAATGCTCCAAAGTTTAATTCTTCTCAAAATAGAGCTGTTACAGCAGATGATTATAAAGTACTAATAGATACGTATTATCCTGCTCTTATTGATTCTATTTCAGTTTGGGGTGGGGAGGAAAATATTCCGAAAAAATACGGTAAAGTAATTATTGCTTTAAGTCCTGCTACTGGATTCACTATCACTGAGGATATTAAAAATAATATCTCTAATTACTTGAAGCAAAAGAAAATATTGTCTGTGACACCAGAATATGTAGATCCAGAGTATTTCTATATTAATTTGATGGTTAATGTGAAATATAATTTTAAACTTACTTCATTAACATCAGATGATATAAAACAACTAGTATTGGAATCCATAAACAACTATTTTAACAATAATTTAAAAAGATTTGACCAAGACTTTGTCTTTTCAAAATTATCTAAACTAATAGATGAATCTGAGGATTCTATAGTAGGGAATCTTATTTCTCTTAAAATACAAAAAAGAATAATTCCTGCTCTGTCTACAGATTTAATTTTTAGCGATGATGATTCATTAAAATTTTATGTTGGATTATTACCTGGTAGTTTAGAAAGTACGAGATTTGCTATTACTATAGAAAATGTAGTTTATCCTGTAATAATGAAGGATTATCCTACTGATAGTCTTCCAAATTATTCAGGTGCAGGCATAATAAAATTAATAAATCCAATTACAAATGCAGTTGTTAAAGATAGTTTTGGAACTATAGATTATGGTGCAGGAACTGTTTCAATTCCCACCTTAAATGTTACAGGTTTTTATGATGATTCTACGGATTTAAGAATTATGGTAGCCCCTCAAAATTCTTATTTAGATGTTACTGTCAACAGAAATCAAATTCTGTTACTTGATGATAGTACATCAAATCCAATAGTAAATAGGACAAAAGGGCTAGATGTCAACGTGTATCCAGTAAATGCCTAAATTAGAAAGTAACGTTTCCTCATTAGTAGTAAGTCAATTACCAGATTTCATAAGAGGAGATTACGTTTCCTCTTCTAATCAAGAAACTCCTACCTATAAAAAATTCATAAACTTTATTGAAGCGTTTTATAAGTTTTTAGAACAAGAAACAAGGCCTGTAGAAGTTTTACAAAATGCTAAAAAGTATTCAGATATCGATTTGACAATTGATAATGATAATTTTTCTTTAATAGAAACTTTTTATAGAAATTATGGATACGATATACCTAGAAACTTAGCTACCAATGATAGATTTTTTCTAAAAAGATTCAGAGATCTTTATAAAACTAAAGGATCAGAAGAAGCTGCTAAATTATTTTTTAGAGCATTGTATGATGTAGAAATAGACTTCTTTTATCCGGGCGATTATATTATTAAACCATCTGACGGAGTTTGGAAAAAATATACAACAATTTTAGTCACTCCAGAAAATGGTACAAATGTTTATAGTTATGTAAATACAAAAATACTTGGAATAAGTTCCAAGGCCACTGCTATAGTAAATAATGTTCTTAAAATAAATCCAAATGACAGAGAAGATGTAGTTAATGGTACTATATCTCCTGTTACAGAGGATGTTTATGAACTTTATATAGAAAATGTAGTGGGAACTTTTAGACGTGAACGTATAGTATCGTCCATAGATTCTAAAAGTTTTACCAATAGTCAATATCAATTGGTAAGATTAAATATAGTTGATAAAGGTGTAGGTTATCAAACATCAGATACAATTTCATTTTTTGGTGCTAAGGTTAATATAACTAATGTAGATAAAACAGGTGGATTAAGAAGTTTTAAAATACTTAATAGTGGTTATTATCCTGGATTCACTACTACTAATCCAACATTTACATCACTTACTTCTGTTGTATTATCTAATCCCTCGAAAATCATTACAGGCAATGTAACTGTAGTATCCAATGTTGCTACATTTTCATCTACTACAGAACACGGATTATCTAGATTTAAAAATGCTCAGGTTTATCTTTATGGGAATGTGACAAGTGCTGTCAATAATACTTCAAATTCATTAGTTGTTTCTTCCGTACTAGATGATAATAGATTTAGATTTGTATTAAATGGTGTTGCTAATACTTCATTAAAAGCCAATTTAAGTTATGCTGGTTATGCAAACATTCAAGCTATACTTGGTATAGTCAGAACTTCTGAAGGATTTTATGTAAAAAATAAGGGTCAACCTTCAGGGTCATATTACATTCAAGGTGCCTTACCTGATAGCAACGATCCTCAGTTACTATACTATCAACCATTTTCTTATGTTATAAAATCTCCGGTTACTGTGGATAACTGGAGAAATCCTTTAAGGTCTACAATTCATCCAGCTTCCTTTGAAGTTTTCGGTGAAATACTTATTGATACCACTAAATCTATTAGGGCGAATACTACTGGAAAATCTGAAGTTTATGATTACTTTGGATTGACTGCAGATGTAGATCTTGCAGAATATTCTATTGATCGTGAAAGTATTTTCTTTTCCAAATTAGGGTTCACTTATCCCTTCACTACTGATACAGTAATGATCATATTCAATACCCTATAAATATTGATAATACTGGAAAATACATGGCTCAACAATTATTAACAACTAATTTTAGAGTAGCAACAGCACAAGAGTTTGTCAATTCGGTTGTTGATGAAGCAAATACCAAAATTTATGCCTTTGTTGGTAGGTCTCTTACTTGGCCAGCAATTCAAAATACTGACGTAAGTGTTCCCTCTGGTAATTTATTTGATCCTGTAGTTAATCCGATTACTACAGGTAGAGGCGTCTATTCAATAGCCCCATTTAATGATATACGAGTGAGAGTGACTGGTGGCCCACCTAATTCTAATGTGACAGTTACAAAAACTGGACCTATAGGCGCATTTTCTCCAGATCCTCAAACTGACATTTATAGATTAGATTCTCTCGGATCCAATACGGATACTAATCAATTTTTTATATACGAGGGCACATATACCTACACTATAGCTTTTACGTCAGCTAATAGTTATGTAGGTAGTAATATAAGAACATATACTGTCACTGTTACTTCAGATGATCCTGCTACTTATGATATTCCAGACATTATAAATTGTTCTGCTGCAGAAAAAGAAGCATGGCAAGAAATGATTGCCATGAAAAAAATAAGTCCAGGGGATGTTAAACTAGTTGTTCCAAGATATGATTGGGCAACAGGTACAGCATATTCGAGATATAGTGATAAAAATGCCAATCTTCTTAATCATCCGTTTTATGTTCTAGTTTTACCACAATATCAAGTTTATCTTTGTATTGATAATAATAATGGAGCAATATCAACATCTAAACCCGGTGGCACATCCATAAATATATTTCAAACATCTGATGGATATAAATGGAAATATATCTATTCCTTAAGTGATGCAGATATATTAAAGTTCTTAACACTAGAATATATGCCAGTATCTATAGATAATGATGTTTTTAATAATGCTATCGGTGGTACAATCAATAGTTTTGATATAGCAGATGCTGGTGCAGGTTATCCTGAAAATGCAACATTACAAATATTGGGTGATGGTACGGGATTTTCAGGTACGCCTATAGTAGTTTCTAATGCTATAACAGGTGTTAATATAATTACAGCAGGTGTCGGATATACTAATGCTAAAGCCATAGTATCGGGTGGGGGATTCAATGCTAACCTAGTCCCAATACTTAGTCCAGTATTAGGACATGGAAGAGATCTTTATGAAACATTAGGTGCTCGATATGTAATGATTAACAGTAGATTAAATTATGCGGAGGGAGGAGGCGATTTCCCTGTAGTTAATGATTATAGAAAAATAGGATTAATAAAAAATCCAAAAACACCAAATGGTTTAGTTGCTAATACTATTACTTTGGATGCGGCATATACAGTAAATTGCCAATTATTAGCAGGCACATTTGTAAATGATGAAAGAATCACTGGTAATATAGGTTTCAGTAATGCTTATGTTTTAAGTGCAAATGTCCAATCGCCTAACGTTATTGTTAGATATGTGCTACCTCCTCAAGTATTAACTGGAAATACTGATTTTTGTGTAGGCGAGAGAATAACAGGTGTTAAATCCGGAGCATCTGGAAGAATTTTAAGTATATCTCAACCTGAGGTATCAAAGGATACGGGAAAAATTTTGTACATAGAAAATCGTAGTAAAATTTCCCGTTCCAACGATCAAGCAGAAAACATTCATATAGTTATAGAATTTTAACAGTAGGATAAAAAATGACTGTCAATTTACAAAGTTTTCCCTATTATGATGACTATGATAGCAAAAAGAATTTTCAAAGAATATTGTATAAACCTGGTGTTGCTATCCAATCAAGGGAACTTAACCAAGTTCAATCTATAACTCATAATCAGTTTACTAGATTAGGCGATAGTGTTGTAGGTGAAGGAAGTAGAGTCACTAATGATCCTATAAGTTTCGTAATAAATGATGAAGTAAGATCAGTAAAATTATCTGGTCTTGGTGCTAATATTACAACTTATGCTAATACTTACATTACAGGAGCAACTAGTAATACTGTAGGAAAAGTAAAATTTACATACAATGCAGATGATCCTGCAGTTGGTGATCCTCCTACCTTAGTTATGACTTTGGAGAGAATAGATGGCCCTGTGGATTTTGGCTCTAGTGAAACTTTGTACTTTTATAATAACATTACGGACGCTATAGCAAAAAATGCTAGTTTCATTGCATCCGAAATAGCTGCGGCAGATGTTATAGTTTTTGGTACTGGAACAGCTGGAGCTGAAGATAATGAAATACTTTTAGCATCTAAATCTGCTGCTATTAAAGTAGGAGATCAATTATTATCTATGTCTTCAAACTTTACACAAGGGCTGGTTGTTACTGAAATTGTATCTGATACTCTTATAAGATTAAATAAAAATATAGGCGATGTTTTAGCTTCTTCAACAACTTTATCATTTTATAGAAAAAATACTACTCCTACCAATATTGTTACTGTTACAAATGGTACTTATTACAAGAAAGGATATTTTATAGATTTAAATGAACAGTCTATAGTACCTGATAAGTATACTGCATATCCAACTAAGTCAGTTATATTAAAATATGTGGAAACTTTAATAGATTATAATGACGACGAAACTTTATTGGACCCTGCGTTCTATAGTTCAAATTACTTAGCCCCAGGTGCCGATAGATTAAAAGTTACTCTTGAAATTGCAGTTGTAGATTTAAATACTAGTAAATTACCAGATACTACTGATGATCATATTGAAATCGTTAGATTTGATAAGGGGATTAAAGAATTTGTAGAACAGGCAAGAGATACTTTACCTATTAAATTAAGAGAAATACTAGCTGAAAGAACTTTTGATGAATCAGGAAATTATGATATCTTACCTTTTAGATTATCAGCAAAGGGATCTACTTTTGATGATGCGTATGCTAAATTTGATATTTTGCCTGGTAAGGTCGTAATAGGTGGACAAGTAATAGAAACTGTAGGGCCAACTGAAATTTTAGTCCCTAAATCTAAAGATTTTTTATCTATAGAAGATCAATTTCTAGATACTACAGAAAATAATTATGCTTTAATTAATCATCCTTCATTTGGATTTGTGGACCAATCATCTATTAGACTATATGATACATTAGAAGCACATAGTACTACTGATAGAACTGCTATGAGTACTTCTACAAGAGTTGGTGGTGTTATTGTTAAACATATAGTTTACGATGGGGGGGAAGGAAACAATAGAAGATATAGACTATATTGGTATTATACTTATCTTGAAGCTAACAGAGATTGGAAAAATGTAAAATCTTTAATAGGAGTCAATAGTCCTTTTACCTCGGCAGAAAATAATTTAGGAACATATTCTACTCCTACATTTTTTGCTAATGTTAATACTACTTTTGGGTTAGATGCTAATAATCTTTTAAAAGTCTACGATGCAGGAACTAAAGAACAGGCTTTTTATCCTATAACTTCTAATTATTTGAAAGACGTAAATAATATTAGGATTTACTATAATAAAACCTATGAAAATAGGACAGTATCTGCTAGTACGGTTACTATTACTTTGACTGGTGATGAGGAATTTGTAGGTTCAGGTACTTTGTCAAATGCTGTTAAAAGACAATATTACATGATTATAGTAAGATCATCTAGTTCGGGAACCTTGTCAGCAGGCCAACCAGTAGATGTAGATAATATTATTATGGATTTGGATGCAACTAAGAAGCAGTTAACATTGACTTTTTCAACACTTTTAGTTACTGGATCAGTAGATGTAAATGCTGTCATTTACAATAGTGAGTTTCCTAGATCCACTAAAACATTAGTGACGAATACTCCAGTTAAGGCAGAAATAATAGGATCTAATACTCCAATAGATTTATACATAGCTGATATCTATAGATTCAATGGTATCTATAAGATTGGATCTAATACTTATCATGGATCATATACTACTACAAATAGTTATGTTACCAATGACATAGTTGTTAGTAATGGTCTTGTATATCAAGCTCTGTCAGGTTCAACGAATGTTCCTGTATCTAATACTAGTGTTTGGTTTAAAATACCTAAGGAAAATTCTTTACTATACGACACATTTAATGGGCAATATGACGCATACATAGTTACAGGAAGTTTAACATATAAAGGTAATATTAACACATATAATCCAGGTAATGTTGTAGTTATACTAGATTATTTCAATAGTAATAGAACCGGTGTTGTGGATTTTACATCATATCCTGCTAGTATACAAAATAATATTCCTTATTTTAGATCTGCGCTTAATGGTGCAGTTTATAATATGAGGAATTATTTAGATTTTAGACCAATCAAAAATAATACAAGTAATGCTAGTTTAATGTATAATGGTATTAATACACCTAGACCCAATCCTGTTCTACCTAATGCCCTACAAGTAGATTATGATTATTATGTGCCTAGAATAGATAGATTATATGTTCAAAATAGAGCAGTGTCCAAAGATCGTGACGGATATAATTTTTATTTAGATAAAGGGGTACCCTCTTTAGTACCTAATGCCTCAAAAGATATTTCTGGTAGAGATCAGCAGCTTATAGCGACTCTCGTAGTTCCACCCTTTACACAGTCTGCTTTTGATATCAAAATTTATTACAATGATTCCCCTAGATATACTATGAAAAAAATAGAGAATCTAGATACTAGATTGGGGTCATTAGAGAGAAGAGTTAAGAAACAAGGTTTAGATATCATAGCTTTAAATAATCAAGTGTTTGAAGGGGGAAGCCAGGCCAATCTTTATTTTAAAACTGGTATTTTAGTTGATGATTTTACAGGGTATGCTTCAAATGATATAAGAAATCCTTTCTCGACTTGTATACCTACACAAGGAGAATTGTTACCAGCTTTTTCTGCTGCAGCATTCAGTTTATATTCAACTAGTGCGCCTGATTTTAGTATTAAAACTGATCTTTTAACATTTAATCAAACAGGAGAAGAAACTTTTATTCAACAGGTTGAAAATACTGTAACGTCTGCAGGCGGAGGACCCGATAGAGTGACACCTAATCCCGGTGGAGTACAACCTCCAGGAGTAGTTGCATATTCAAATCCAGTATTATTAGCTAGCGGATTATACAGAGGGTATGAATTTGGTAAAGGTTTAATTTTTGGTAAGGATTCCGCAGACGGAGTTCAAATAGTTGATAGATCTGCTGAAGCTGCCGCACAGGCAGAGCTAACGCTAAGCCAACCAGGAGGTGTATTAGACCCATTTAATGCAGGAGGTGTTGCTTTCGATGCAAGTGCAGCTGCTCTTGCAGCAACGGCAGATTATGCATTATTAGGAGTTTCATTAACTGCAGCGGAGGCAGCTGCTATAGCAGCAGCTTCTGAGTTTTCTGTAGCGTATGGAGCAGTAGCCGTAGCTGAAACTAGTTTTGCAGCTGCTGCCTGGGCAGGTATAGTAGAAGGAGCAGCGTTTTTAACAGCAGTACTTTTTGGATTGTGTTTTGAAGAAAATAGTAAAATTACTTTAGCGAATGGCAGGAAAAAAGCTATCAAAGATATAAAGGTAGGGGACAAAATTTTAAATCATGATGGTACTAAAATTAATACTGTAAAATTTAAAGTTAAATCAGTATTCACAGGCGAATTAGTTAGTCCAAATAAGACAAAACCATTCGGGACAATAAATCATCCGTTGATTATAAATGGTGAATATTATAGTTATGAACCAAACGAAATTCCAAGAAAAATGCCTTGGATAAAAAATGTTAAACCTTTAAGTGTATATAAAAAATCTTTAGTACAAAATAAGGACGTTTTCAACCTATTTGTAGATGGCGATGGTACCTATCAAGTTAATAATTTTGGAACTTCGTCCATATGGGGAGACGGTGGAGCTTTATTTAGGGGGATAAATGAAAAAATTATTACTACAGAAGAAGCTTTAGAAATTTTAAGTGCAGTTATTCAAGGTCAAAAAATGGATATGTATTTATGGTATATTACTAATAAGTTAGCTAATACATATGATAGTATGAAACTTAAAAATTATTTTGATATGCTGTTAAATAGAAAATAAGGATCAGATATGCCTATTTCACCAATTTTAGAAGCTCTTAGATCGAATGTTATATCCCAGGCTTATATAGATTTGACTGGACAACTTCTTAGAGAGGAACAGAACAGCGCACCTAACGGTAATGTATTTAATGAAACTAAAAATTGGTTAGCTAATTCTATGTCATCGATTTCAGAAATTTTAGTAGCAGATAGATATAAATTATTAGGTTTAGATAGTGTTCCTGCAATAAGATATGCTGCCAATAGTATAATTTATAATACGGGAAATAACTACGTATCTGCTTCAGTACTAGAACCTTGGAATATATTCCAAGATAATGTAGGCGCCAATAGTAGAGTAAGTAGTAGTTTTGAAATATTAGTCCATGAGAAAAATTTTGCTACAGCTAATACATTATATGGTTCATCAAGCACAGATAGTCAAAATGCTTTATCATTGTCTAACTGGATAGACACTAGACTTAATTCTAATAACGTTTTTACTAGATTAAACATAACAACTGGCGTAGAATTTGCATTAGCTAACAATTATTTAACTAGTACACCATATGATAGTAATACTTTTAATAGTTCTGCATTAACTGATTCAATAGAAGGAGCGGTGGAGTTTTCTTTTGCTAACAATAAAAGAGGTGTTGTAGTGTTCGGTGATGGAAAACCCTAAGGAAAATAAATGGCAACAGTACTAATTGAACAAACTTTTAAGTTAACGTCAAATGCACCTGGGCAACTTATCAAGGTTAAAATAGGCAATCTAGATTATTCATCTCTAGTTGCTCCTTTGAATAAAAAATTCGGCGATCCTTTAGTAACAGATAGCACAGGCACGGCAGAAGGAATCATAGTTATATATGATACACCTGCCACCAATTATCTATCTTCACTTGGAAAAGTTAGAATAGATTTTGTTATAGACGTACCAGCCACTCCTTCAACTGCAGCATATCAACGAGTGGTAGCATCTGGCGATATAGCTATAGTAGCTCCTGGGCAAGCTACAAGAACATCTACAACTGCACCTACTACAACTGTTACTGGCATAGTTGCTCCACTAGCACAAACTTTTGTGATAGATCAAGCCAAATATAAGGATGGTATTTTTATTAGTTCAGTTGAAGTTTTCTTTGCAACCAAATCTACTTCTAACAATACACCGGTTCGTATAGAACTAAGAGAAACAAGTGAAGGTATTCCTAACGATCAAATAATAGCAGGGTCACAAGCAACAAGAAATGCAGCGGATATAAATGTTCCTGCCAATCCTGCTGAAGGTCTTGGTGGATCCACCAAATTCTCATTTGCTTATCCTATATGGTTGACTCCAGGAAAAGAATTTGCATTATGTGTAATAGCACCAGATGAAAATTACACTATATATGCTAATAAAACAGGAGCAGAAATAGATACGACTGGTGCTTTGTCTGGATTAGGTACAATAGGAGGTGCAAGAATTGCATTAGCTACTTCTGCTAAACAACCAGGCATGGGAAAACTATTCAAAATGTCTACTACTGGTAGTCAGATTGAAGAACCTAGTAAATCTATCTGTGTAAAATTTAATAAGGCTATATTTGAGACAGGCACTAAATCCTTTGTTAGAGAAAATTTAAAATTACCTAATACTTTTGAAATAGATAGTTTAAATCTAAGAATTAATAATAAAATTTTTGGAGAAGATGCTTTTATATCTTACGAAGCTCAAACATTTGACGTTACTTCTGGAGCTACTAGTTATCAATACATTCCTAATTTCGGCAAGACTAAATTTACTACAAAAAGAAGAGTGAGAGATGCAGGTGATTTGAAAATAAGATTCACACTAACAAATAAAAATAAAGATATTTCACCTGTTCTAGATTTGGCGACCTTATCAGTTTCTACTCAAAATACATTAATAGATAATTATAGTGAGAATGTACGAGGATCTGAAATAGCTCCAGGAAATGGTATAGCTTTTTCTAAATACATTAGTAAAATAGTTAGTTTAGCCCCGGATTTTGATTCTACTGGTTTAGAAGTAAAATTAGATGTTAATAGAAAAAATGGCACAGACATAGATGTCTATTGTAGAGTTATGAGTAAAAACGATGCAGGTATAGATTCATCTATAGATAAACTGCCGTGGAGAATTATGCCATTATATAATAGTTCTAATTCTTCTAGTTATTCGGTAATTTCTGCACCAAAACGATACGTCGGTAGTAGTGAAACTGCCTATATATCTGAAACCTATAGAATAACGAATACTGATAATATTTTAAATAATGGTATTGCTAATCTAACATACTCATCAAATGTTGGAGGGCAAATTACAACCTTTAATGATTTCAATAAATTTCAAATAAAAATTGTTTATTTCGGCGATTCTGCAACCACACTTTATCCAAAAGTTAAAAATCTTATAGCGACAGCTCTAGTATGATATTACTACCTATAGAAGATGAAAAAAGTTTCAAAAAGGACTTGATTTCCAATGCCTTACTTAATACAGATAGGGCATCACTTGCAGAACACAAAAACAGAAAACTAATTTCTAACAGAGTGGATGATTTATCTGATCAAATAAATAATATGAAATCAGATATATCTGATATAAAATCTTTACTAATTCAATTGGTTAATTCTAAAGAAAAGTAAATGCCATTATCAATTAGCAATATTAATATAGGTGCCTATGCAAATGACGGCACCGGCGATCCTATTCGCACTGCATTTAATAAGATTAATCAAAACTTTTCTAATGTTTATGCTTTAGCCTTATTAGCAGGGGGAGTTAGTGGTAACGTAGGTAATATAACAATTGCCGGGTATGCTACCACAGCATATGTGGACAATGCCGTATCTAATGTAGGTGTTTCTAATGCGTTTATTGCAACTTTAGATTCAAAATTTGATGCAACTAACGCTTATACTAATTTAAGAATTGCTCAAGTAATAGGCGTAGATCTTTCTAATCTTAGCAACGCGTTAGCTAATGTTAATGCAGTGAATCTAAATGCTTTGAATAATGCTATAGCTAATGTCGCTGCTGTGAATTTATCGTCTCTAGACAATGCGTTAGCTAATGTAAATGCTGTTAATTTGTCTGCACTTAATAATGCTTTAGCCAATGTTTCTGCCGTTAATTTATCAGCTTTGAATAATGCTTTAGCAAATGTTAATGCAGTCAATCTCAGTTCCTTAAATAATGCTTTAGCGAATGTCAACGCTGTTAATTTATCAGCATTAAGTAATGCCTTAGCTAATGCTCAGCTTTTAGATCAAAGCAATTTATCCAACGCGTTAGCCAATGTAAATGTTACTGCACTTTCAAATTTCACAACTGTAATTACAAGTTTATCTGCTAATACTCCGGGCCCGCTTCCTTTAGTAGCGAATCTACAGTCAAATGGAACAGTCACTGGTCAAACTGTAGTTAATCAATCAGATAATGGACTTTATGTTTGGAATGGTACTGCATGGATAACAGCTACTGCTGCATTTACACCGAATGCTAATTCTGTAGCGTCAGTACAGATTGTAGACTCTCTGCCTGCCACAAATAATTTTACTGGTAGACAAGTTTACTACAACAATCAAGTATACGTATGGAACGGAACTGATTGGGTGAATCCTCAATCTGCTTTTACTCCCACCGCAAATTCTATTGCCTCTATTCAATTAATATCAGCTAACGTTTTACCTACCGCTAATCTTTTTGATGGTCGTGTTGTTTTATGGACAGGTGGTGATAATGGAATGTATATTAGTGTTGGTAATGCATGGAATAGTTTCAATAGTTACATAGCAGGATCAGGTAATGTTATACTTGCTGCCAATACAATAAATTCAGCTGCTTTACAAAGTGGTATTATTACTTCAGATAAAATTGTAGCTAACGCGATTATAATAGGTAAAATAGCTGCTGGAGCTATAAGAACAACTGAGTTAGCAGCAGATGCTGTAACATCTGATAAAGTGGCCGCAAATGCAATTGTTGCAGGAAAAATAGCTGCTGCAGCTATCACATCAGCAGAAATAGCTGCAGGAGCAATTACTGCTAATTTATTAGCAGCTAATTCTGTAGTAGCTGGTAAAATACAAGCTGGTACTATTGGAGCTAACGAAATAGCAGCTTCTGCTATTACTGCAAATAAATTAGCTGCTAATTCGGTTACAGCATTAGCTATAGAGGCCAACGCTGTAACTGCTAATGCCATTGCAGCGAATTCTATCACATCCGTAAAAATACTAGCAGGGGCAGTAGATGCAAATGCAATATCTGCACTTGCTGTTACTGCAGGAAAGATAGCAGCTAATGCTGTTACAACTGCAACTATAGCTGCTGGTGCAGTTGATGCTAATAGTATAGCTGCTTTTGCTATAACTGCTGGTAAAATTGCCGCTAACGCAGTTACAGCTGTTACAATAGCAGCAGGTGAGGTAAATGCGAATGCTCTAGCAGCGGGAGCTGTAACCGCAGGAAAGATAGCAGCTAACGCAGTTACAGCTGTTACAATTGCAGCAGGTGAGGTCAACGCCAATGCTTTAGCTGCTGGCGCAGTAACCGCAGGAAAGATAGCAGCTAATGCTGTTACTGCCGTTACAATTGCAGCATTGTCCGTTTATGCTGGCGCTTTACAAGCTAATTCAGTATCAGCAAATAATATAGCAGCTAATTCAATCACAGCTGTACAATTAGCGGCTAATTCTGTATATGCAAATGCTATATTATCTAATGCTATTACGTCAGACAAAATAGCAGCCAATTCTATTACAGCTGTACAATTAGCAGCCTTATCTGTGTATGCTGGTGCATTGCAAGCTAATTCGGTTACCGCTAATACAATAGCGGCTAATTCTATTACAGCTGTACAATTAGCTGCTAATACGGTATATGCTAATGCCATTCAAGCATTCGCAGTAACAGCTAACGCCATAGCTGCTAATGCTGTTACGGCTTTAACAATAGCAGCTAATGCTGTCACAGCTAATGCTATAGAATCTAATTCTATATCTGCAGATAAAATTCAAGCAAATGCCATTACCGCTGCTAAGATAGCTGCATTATCAATTTATGCTGGAGCTTTGCAAGCTAATTCTGTCACTACGGATTCCTTGGGTGTAAATGTAATAACTGCCAAGCATGTAGGGGCAAATGTTATTACTGCAGGTATGATTAATAGTAATGGTTTAATTATAAGAGACTCCACTGGTAATGTAATTTTAAGTTCTGGTTCTATAGCTAGAACTGTAAGTATAACTGATTCTTTAGGTGTAACTAGAACACTAGATCAAATAGCATCAGCATCCGGTGCTCAGCCTGTTACATTTAAATCTGGCCCAAATCCAGATGGTAGTTATAATAGTACAGCAGCGGCAGATGCAGCAGGAGCAGTTACTAATAATGTTGTTAGATTATTAGATGGCAACTCATACGTAAAATTATCTACTGGTAGTTGGAACTTATTTTTGGAAAGAGGTAGTACCGGTACTAATGGAACAAATGGTACTAACGGAACGAATGGTACTAATGGAACAAATGGTGTCGTAGCATATTTAGATAACGATTCTATAACCCTACCATGTGACGGTTTTGGTACTGTATTGAGTTATGCTGGCGCTAATACCACTATAACTGTCTTAAACGGTGGTGCAGATGATAGTGGAAATTGGACTTTCAATGCTGTAAAAACTAATGTTATTACTAGTCAAGCAGTAACTAGCAGGACACAAACTGTTACAAGTTTAGGAGCAAATGTAGGTTTTGTTGATATAACTGCTTCAAGATCTGGTTATGCCAGTATTACTAGAAGATTTTCAATATCCAAAGCCTTTAGGGGAGTTTCTGTTAATTGGAGAGGGACTTATTCTGCAAGTGCTTCTTACAATAATAATGATGCTGTAATATATCAAGGTAATAGTTATTTAGCAACCTATGGTAGGTCAAATTCACAAAGTATTGGAACTGTAACGATAGGAGCTAGTGGCACCTTTAGTTTGGGAGCAGCTGCTCCTGCTAATACGTTAGTAGTTGGTTTTGGAATGAAAGTAGAAGGCATAAGAGCAGGAACAGGTGCCATAACAAATTATGCAAATACTTACGAAGGTAATACTTATTATATTACTGCCACTAACGGCAGTACCACATTTACCTTAAGTGAAACTTTAGGGGGCGCAGCAGTAGGCACTACTGCTGGCACAAGTCTTGGTTTAGGTTTCTTATCTCCAGTAAGTTTTTCTAATCAAACCCCGGCGCCTACTGGATCCGCTTATTGGGCACTTATTGCTTCTTCTGGTGCTAATGGTACTAATGGTACTAACGGTACTAATGGCACCAATGGCACTAGTGGTACTAATGGCACCAATGGAACAAATGGTACTAACGGAACAAATGGCTCTCCTGGTAGAAGAACTGCTGAAATAGAAATGTATAGATGGAGTGCTGTTATTCCTACAACATTTCCTGGAGGTACAAGTTCATATACATGGGCAACTGGTGCTTTCACCGCACCTGCTACATTGAATGGATGGTCTACTACACCGCCAGCAGCTGTAGCAGGGACTACATTATGGGGAGTATCTCAAACCTATTCAGATACAGATTCGGCTGCCACTAATACTATAACATGGAGTTCAACTACAGCATATTCTTTAGGATTTGCAGGGACAAGTGGAACTAACGGAACTAACGGAACAAATGGTACTAATGGTACTAATGGTACTAACGGAACAAATGGCTCTCCTGGTGCTAGAGGAAATCTTAAAATTGCAAAAGCTATTGCTGGATCTGCTTGGTCTGATGCTGAAGCAAATCAAGCTATTACTGATATTGTAGGTGGTTCTTCTCCTTCAAATAGAGTAAATAGAGATGAGGTGACGTTATATAATACTTCTGCTAATTTTTCTCAAACTAGGTATTGGAATAGTACAACTGGCACATGGATACAATTCACTGCTTATATAAATGGAGGATTACTAGTAAATGGAACCGTTTCTGCTGATCAAATTGCCGCTGGCGCGGTAACCACAGCTAAGATTGCTACAGGTTCAATTACGACAGATAGAATATCTGCTTCTGGTATCAACGGAACAGTTATTTCAACCGGTACTTTAGCAGTGGATAGATTAGCAAGTGGTAGTGTAAGTACTAGCACTGGTAGAACTTTTTCACTTGGTGCAGGCACACAAGTTATTAATGTAACAACTGGCACAGCAATGCCTGCAGTCTCTGTATTTGAAACTTCTACAAATGATTCTATAGGGGTAACGGCGATAGCTAGAAGTATCTCTAATAATAATGGTTATTGTTTTGCAGGATTTGCTGGATTAAATGGGGCTGCTTCTTATGCTGGTTTAAAGGGTAGAACCAATTCTATAGATGGAAATTGGGTAAATGCCGTCATTTTAAACACAGTTAATGAGGCGTGTGCTTCCAATTTCAATCATGGTTTAAATAATCTTGCGTCTACTTTTGGTTATGGGTTGGTAAGTAGAGCTGCTACCGGTACATATTCAACTAGTGGTGCAGCAGGAATTGTGCAAAGTTTCGATTTATGTTCTGCAAATTATGCGGGTGAATTTTTCAGATGGGCGGCTACTAATCCAAATTCTGTAAGAACACAAACACTTTTAGCAGGTGTTTCGTTTGGTATTGGCACATACTTCTTTCATTCTGGCTCTAGTGTTATTAAATCATACGCAGAAATTGCAGGTAATGCTGTGGCTGGTTATTTTCAGTCAAGGAACACATCTGGCACTGCTATAAATACTGTACAAATTGCCCAAACTGCTACAACTGGTAGCTACGCTCTTTATTGGGTTGGTACTTCTGGGACCGGAGCAGGTGTAGGTCCATTTACAGGAGGCCATGATGCATTATTGGATTATAGTGAAACTTTTGAATTTGGAGATATAGTAGTTGATGTAGAAGTTGTGGCAAGGCATGGTATAAGTGATACTATAACTAAAGTTTCTTTATCAAGTGCGCCTAATCAAAAGGCAGCCGTGGGTGTAATTAGTTCAGATGTTGACTTAACCACACATATACCTGCTGCTTTAGGAGAGTTTGAGGAAGATACTAATACTATAGAAATAGAAGATACATATAATGAGGCAACTGGAATTACCACACCAACAGTTAAATCTAAAGAAGTAAATACTCCTGTATTCAAAGTCAAACCTCAGTATCAAGCAATATTAGAAAACAACAGATTAATTACCTTCAATGCTTTAGGCGAGGGTCAAATAAATGTTTGCGGCGAAGGCGGAGACATAGAAATTGGAGATTTTATTACTACATCTTCTATGAGAGGCAAAGGTATGAAACAAGCTGATGATCTTTTCCGAAATTATACTGTAGCCAAATCTAGAGAAGCAGTAACATTTTCCTCACCAACAGAAGTTAAAACAATAGCTTGTATTTATCACGCTGGATAATAAATGCCATATACAATAAGTAACGTAAATATTGGTAGTAGTGCTAATGATGGGACAGGCGATCCCATTCGCACAGCCTTTGATAAAATTAATAAAAATATTGCTAATGTTTATGCCATAGCTATTACAGGCGGTGGCGGAGGTGGAGGGAATGGATATGCAACTATAGCTTATGTAGATAGTGTTGCCGCCGTAAATCTTACAAATCTTAATAATGCATTAAATTCAGTATATGCTGTAAATCTTACGAATCTTAATAATGCTATTAATACTGTATATGCTGTCAATTTAAACAATCTAAACAACGCCTTAGCTAATATACAAATAGTAAATTTATCTAATTTAGGAAACGCATTAGCAAATATCAATTTAATTTCTATAATTAATTTAACTAACTTGATAGCTAATATTAGTGCTAATACGCCTTCTCCTGTAGGTTTAGTAAATAGTATAGCTTCGCCAGGTACCACTAATGGACAGATAGTTTTCAATACTACTGATAACAAATTATATGCTTGGAATGGTACATCTTGGATAAATGCTAGTGCTCTGACTCCGAACGCTAACACTATAGCATCCGTTCAAGTAGTTGGAACCCTGCCCTCTACAAATAATTTTAATGGTCGCCAAGTATTATTAAGTAATACTTTATACGTATATAATGAAGGTAATTGGATATCACCTTCAGCAGCATATACACCAACAGCTAATTCCCTAGCAAGTGTAGGCATTTGGACTGATCCATATAATTTACCAAATACAACATTGTTTGATGGAAGGACGGTGTTTTGGACTGTAGATAGTAATCTATACATTAATATAGGCGGTGCATGGAATAGTTACAATAGTTATATTACTGGTTCTGGTACTCCTATTGTAGGTGCTAATTCTATAAATTCTGCTGCTATACAAGCAGGAGCCATTACATCTGCAAAATTAGCTTCTGGATCAGTTGTTGCTGGAACTATTGCAGCAGGAGCTGTTAGTGCTACAGAATTAGCTGCTAATGCTGTAACTGCAAATAAAATATTAGCAAACGCAGTAACTGCTGGAAAAATAGCTGCTGGAGCAGTAAAGACAGAACAAATTGAAGCTGGTGCAATTAATTCAGATTTATTAGCAGTAAATGCTGTAGTTGCAGGTAAAATTGCAGCAGGTGCCATAAGTGCTACAGAAATAGCAGCAGGGTCCTTAACTGCCAATGTATTCGCGGCGAATTCTGTAACTGCTAATGCTATTGCCACAAATGCTGTAACTACGGATAAAATTGCTGCTAATTCTATTGATGCAAATAAATTAGCAGCGAATTCAGTTTATGCTGGAGCTATAGAAGCCAACGCTGTAACTTCAGCCAAAATACAAGCAAATGCTGTAACTGCAGTAAAAATAGCTGCCTTATCTATCTATGCGGGAGCTTTACAAGCAAATGTAGTGGAGGCGAATAATATAGCGGCCAATGCGGTCACTGCCGTTCAATTAGCAGCTAATTCAGTTTATGCTAGAGCTTTACAAGCAAATGTTGTAGAAGCTAATAACATTGCTGCAAATGCGATTACTGCAGTTCAATTAGCTGCTAATTCTGTTTATGCTAGAGCATTACAAGCCAATGTTGTAGAAGCTAATAATATAGTTGCTAACGCTGTAACTACTTTACAAATAGCTACTAATGCAATCACAGCAAAACACATTGGTGCAAATGTTATTACTGCTTCTATGATTGATAGCAGAGGTCTAGCTATTAGAGACTCTGGTGGTAATATTTTATTTGGTTCAGGTTCATTAGCTAGAACTATCACTATTACTGATTCCACAGGTAACACTAAAACACTGGATCAGTTGTCCACTGCAACAGGATCCAATCCAATAACATTTTTAAATGGTCCAGGCGCCGGTGGTTCTTTTTCCTCATTTGCAGCTGCTAATTCAGCAGGTGCTGTAGTAAACAATGTTATAAAGTTAACAGATGGCAATTCTTACATTAAATTAGCAAATAGTTCATATGTGGTATTTGTAGAAAAAGGTGCACAAGGATCAAACGGTACTAATGGAACTAACGGATCCTCAGGTAGTAGAGGCAATTATTCTGTTGCTAAATCTATAGCTGGAACATCTTGGAATAACGATACTGCTAATCTAGCTATCACTGAAATTTTTGGTGGTTCCTCTCCTACAAATAGAGTAAATAGAGATGAGGTAACACTTTATAATTCCGCTGCTAAATTTTCCGAAACTAGATATTGGAACACTAGTACTGGCACATGGATACAATTTACTTCTTACATTAATGGGGGATTACTAGTAGATGGAACAGTAACCGCCACACAATTAGCTGTTGACTCAGTTACAACAAATAAAATTGCTGCGGGGCAAATAACAGATTCTAAGATTACGGCTTCTGGTTTGAGTGGAACTGTAATAGTAGATGGTACATTAGCTGTTAATAAGTTAACTACAGGCACAGTAGCAACAACAAGCGGTAGAACTTTTTCGCTTGGTACAGGCACACAAGTTGTAAACACTACTACTGGTGGTGTTATGCAAGCAGTTGGAGTATTTGAATCTAATGTGAATGATTCTATTGGTTTAGCTGTTGTAAGTAGAAACATATCTAATAACAATGGTTATGGAGTAGCAAGTTTCGGAGGATTAAATTCATCTGCTGCTATCGTAGGATTGAGAGGAAGAACTAATAATATTGATGGAAATTGGGAAAGTACTTCAATTTTGAACAGTAATGGTGTTGTACAACTGAACAGTTTTTATACAGCCTTAAATACTTTAAGAACAACTTTTCATTTAGGATCGCAACAATATTCAGCGTATGGTTATTATTATCCAGGAACCTTTTCACCTAACAGGGGTTCTAAATTCTTTGGAGCGTGTAGTGCTAATTTTGCAGGAGAATTTGTTGCTTGGGATAGTAATCGAGAAAATCAATTTTGGAATACTCAAACTTTATTAGGTGGTAACAATATAGCAGGAGGTTTCTATTTTAAATATCCAGGCGTAGATCAAATAAAAACTTATGCAGAAATAGGTCATTCTAGTTTTGCAGGTTATTTTGCATATTTAGATTCAACTAATACTGCCATAAATGTAGTTCAATTAGCTACAACAGGTGCTTATGCTATCTATTGGGATGGTACAGGAGCACCAGCAGGCGTAGGTCCATTTACCGGATCACACGATGGATTATTAGATTATAACGAAGAATTCACATTTGGGGATATAGTTATAGATATAGAGGTTGTATCTAAAAAATCTATAAGTGATGTTATTACTAAAGTGGGATTATCCCACTTACCTAGACAAAAGGCGGTGGTCGGAGTTATTTGTAATGATATAGATAAATCAGATCATATCCCCGCTGCGTTATCTGATTTTACTGTTAACAACAATAGTGAATCTATAACAGTACAAATAAATGAAGTCGAAACTACACAAGTTCCGTCAGCAAACAATGATTCTAAAATAACTAGATCGGTCAAGGCAGAATTTGTAAGTGCTTATAATAATAATAGATTAGTTATTTTTAATTCATTAGGTGAAGGTCAAATAAATGTTTGCGGTGAGGGTGGAGATATAGAAATAGGTGATTATATTACAACATCCTCGATGAGAGGTAAGGGTATGAATCAAAATGATGAGAATTTAAAGAATTATACTGTAGCTAAAGCTAGAGAGGCGGTAACTTTTTCATCACCAACAGAAGTTAAAACAATAGCCTGTACATATCACTGCGGATAAAAAATGGTAACAACAAAAAATTTAGTTATAGATCAAGGCACTACTTTTAATGAATATTTTGTTTATAAAGATCAAGATAAAAATATAGTGCCTTTAAATGGATACACTGTTTATGCACAAATGCAAAAATCATATGATAGCGTAAATGCCTCTGCCATTTTTAATGCGACTCTCATCGATGCTGGTAATGGAAACGTAAGACTTAATCTTACAGCTACAGATACTGCTAATTTATCAGGAGGAAGATATGTGTATCGTCTAGATGCAAATATTGGTGCCAATGTGGTAAGAATAGCTGAGGGGTCAGTTACTGTCATTTCAGCTGCCATGGCAACAGGTATTCCTTCAACTGCAGGCAGTTATATTATTACACTTGTCAATTCAGCTGTAGCAAATTTGAATTTAACTACAGCAAATATATCAGAAAATCTTTCCAATCTATATTTTACTAATTCAAGAGTATATGCAAATATATCTCCCTTATTAGATTTGAAAGCTAATGTATCTGATTTGAGTAATTTAACTGCGTATGTAACAAGACCAGAACTACAAGCAAATGTAACTAGTATTAATACTAATCTTATTTTAAAAGCTAATATATCAGATTTATCTTTGTATGCGACTAATGCCGATTTTGTTAGCAATGTGAATATAATTAATGCTAATCTTATACTTAAGGCTAACATAAGTGATCTTAATAATTATGTAAGAACTACGGTATATCAATCTAATATAGATCTAAAGGCTAATTTAGCAGCTTTAAGTAATTATGCTTTATTAACTAGCTTTAATGCCAACATTGCTAATATAACTACAAATATTAATCTAAGAGCTAATAGAGTAGATTTAACTACATCTAATGTCATAGAATTAACTAATCTGTATTTTACCAATACAAGAGTATCTGCTGTAATTGCCAATGTCACATCGCATGTAGCACCAAGTGCGCCAAACATTTATACTTTGGGGTTATCTTCAGCTCCTTTCTTTAATGTCTGGTTATCATCCAACGCCAACGTTTTCTTTGGTGTAAATAGATATCTTTCGGTGCAAAATTCATTACTATACATTAATGGTTTACCTTATTATTCAGCTAATGGAGTTGCTAATAGCATAACATCATTATCCGCACCTACAACTGCAGGTGATAGTGGCAATCCTGGTGATATAAGATATGATAATGATTACATATATATCTGTATATCTGCTAACACATGGAAAAGAGCTAACCTTTTAACCTGGTAAAATAAATGGCAAAAATAACCACTAGAGAAGATTTAAAGGAATATTGTCTAAGAAATTTAGGCAAACCTGTTATTGAAATAAATGTGGATGACGATCAATTAGAAGATAGAATAGATGATGCCTTTCAGTTTTACAGGGAATATCATTACGACGCTGTAGAAATGGTATATTTACAACACCAATTTACAGCTAATAATATTAGTGACAGATACATTACAACAAACGATTTGGTAGTTGGTGTGAATCGTATTCTTCCTCTTACTAATAGAACAAGAGGATTAAACATGTTTGACATTCGTTACCAGATATTAGTTAACGATCTTTATTCTTTAATGTCTACAGATTTGATTTATTACTATCAAGTTAAAACTGAATTAGAATTAATAAATCAGTTATTGGTAGGTACTAAACCGGTTAGATTTAATCGACACATGAATAGGCTGTATATAGATTGGGATTGGACTGCTGATGTGTCAGCAGGAGACTATGCTATTATTGAGTGTTACAGGATATTAGATCCAGATTCATATACAGACGTATATGATGATTATTTTTTAAAAATGTATACGACTGCTTTGTTTAAAAGACAATGGGGAACTAACTTAAAGAAATTCTCTGGTGTACAATTACCTGGTGGAGTTCTTCTTAATGGTGACACAATATACCAAGAAGCCATAGCTGAAATAAAACAGATTGAAGATATGATGCAAAGTAGATTTGAATTACCTGTTGATATGTTTGTAGGCTAATTATCATCTAGGCTTAAAGCAAATACTAACACCTTGTCTATAGAAAGTCAATAAGAAAATGCCTACAGTTAATCATTATTTTCATTCAGGTATACCGATTGGTAGAAGGTCGGAGCATAACCTATATGAAGATTTGATTATAGAATGTTTGAAAATTTATGGTTTTGAAACATACTATATTCCTAGAAAGACATTCAACGAAGATATTGTTTTGGGTGAGGATCCTTTGAATACCTTTGAGCATGCTTATCCAATAGAAATGTATATGGAAAATGTTATGGGGTTTGAAGGAGAGGGTGAACTACTATCTAAGTTTGGTGTAGAATTAAGAGATACTGCCAGATTTGTGGTTGCTAGAAAAAGATGGTTAGAGTCTGTTGGCAGATATGGCAATACTATTTTAGAATTGAGACCTGCTGAAGGAGATCTTTTATATTTTCCAATGACTAAATCTTTTTTTGAAGTAAGAAAAGTTATTGCAGAAGATCCTTTCTTTCAAATAGGAAAATTATTTGTATTTAAATTAGATTGCGAATTGTATCAATTCTCAGATGAAAGAATTGATACTGGTATAGCTGAAATAGATAATCAATTAGACGATCAAAGATTAGATTTGGAATTATATGAATTTCACAAAGAGGATGGAGATCCTTTACTATTAGAATACACATCTGAATCATCATTAGTATTAGAATCATATACAGTACAATCTAAAGATCCAGCTGCGGATAATGAAGATTTTAATACTAACATAGATGATATTTTAGATTTTACTGAAAGAAATCCATTTGGTGAGGTTTACAGGTAATGTTGAATCAAACTTTTTATTGGGGGACCATTAGAAAATCCATCGTTGCTTTTGGAAATATGTTTAACGACATCTATATAGAAAGAAGAAATTCTTCTGGTAGTACAATACAAACAATAAAGGTTCCGTTATCTTACGCTCCTAAACAAAAATTTATTCAAAGAATAGTACAACAACCTGTATTGGAAGAAAATAAAATACAGGTAGTATTACCTAGAATGTCTTTTGAGATGACAGGGATATATCATGATCCTAATAGAAAAATAAGTCCAATTACTCAAAATAGAAATATAAATACAACTACTACATCAGTGAATGGTCAATACGCACCTTCTCCTTACAACATAAATGTAAGTTTGTATGTTTATTCTAAAAATCAAGATGATGGATTACAAATTATTGAACAGATATTGCCATACTTCAATCCTGATTATAATTTAACTTTAAAGGCTGTTCCATTACTAGATATTAAAAATGATTTACCTATTCTTTTAGAAAATATATCATACGAAGATCAGTATGAGGGAGATTTCGCTTCTAGAAGATCTATTATTTGGACACTAAGTTTTATAATGAAATTAAATTTCTATGGTCCTGTAAGCAAACAAGGTATTATTAGAAAAGCTACTGCAAAGACGTATAATGATAAAGCATTAAGTGATAGGCAACAGACTTATACTGTAGAGGTATCCCCTAATACGGCCAAGCCCGGCGATGATATTGACTTTATAGAAACTTTTGAAGATTTTTAATGAAAAATATACCTGAATTAGATAAACTGTTTGGTATAGAAACCAAACAGGAAAAATTACCTATGGTAATGCCTGAAAAATCTATAGAAGCAGACAGAGATGATGATTATCAATTAGCTCGAGCAACTTTGAGAAAATTAATAATAAAGGGCGAGGACACATTAGATGAAATGATTAATCTAGCTAAAAATTCAGAACATCCTAGAACATATGAAGTTGCTGGTCAACTAATTAAAACTATGTCTGACGTAGCGAAAGATTTGATAGGATTGCAACAACAGGTAAAAGATCTAAAAGATGATTCTCAATCTCCATCTATAGGTACACAAAACAATGTAGTGTTTGCTGGTTCTACATCTGAATTAATGAAGTTGCTAAAAAATCAACCTAAAATTATAGATAATGAATAAACGAATATCTTATAATGGTAATCCTAATCTAAAACAGATTGGGACAGTGATCAATTATACCCCAGAACAAGTACAAGAAATAATAAAGTGTACAAGAGACCCTATCTATTTTATAGAAACGTATTGTATGATTGTTTCTCTAGATCAAGGATTGGTTCCATTCAAACTATATGATTGTCAGAGAGAGAAAGTAGATATTATTTTAAACAATCGTAAAGTTATTTTAATGGAAGGGCGCCAACAGGGTAAAACAATCACTGCTGCCGCTTGTATTCTATGGTATACTTTATTTCAAGAATCAAAAACTGTTGCCATTTTAGCTAACAAATCATCTGCTGCTAGAGAAGTTTTACATAGATATCAGGTAATGTATGAAGCTTTACCATTATGGATGCAGCAGGGGGTAAAGACTTTCAACAAAGGTGATATTGAATTAGAAAACGGTTCACGAGTTTTTACAGCAGCTACTAGTATGTCTGGTATTCGAGGTAAATCTGTAAACTGGTTGTACATTGATGAGGCGGCAATCATTCCAAACAATGTTGCAGAAGAATTTTTCACATCTGTTTATCCGACAATTTCTGCGGGCGAAACAACTAAGATACTCCTTACATCTACACCTTTTGGTTATAATCATTTCTGGAAATTCTGGAATGATGCTGAACAAGGACTAAACGGATTTAAATCTCTATTCATTCCTTATTGGAAAATACCTGGTAGAACAGAAGAATGGGCGGCACAACAGAAAGCATTACTTGGAGAACTTAAGTTTAATCAAGAAGTACTTTGTAGATTTCTTGGTTCATCTAACACACTTATTTCTCCAGATGCTATCTCGAGAATGTCTCCCTTGCCGTATGTGTTTGAAAATGAAGGTTTAGATGTTATTGAAGAGCCAATTCTAGGGGCTTTCAATGACAAGGGTGAACTAATTAGAAAACCACATACTTATGTACTTTCTGCGGATACTTCTAGAGGCGTCGGTGGAGATTATTCTGCGTTTACAGTAATGGATGTAACTGAATATCCTTTTAGAATAGTAGCCAAATATAGAAATAATAAGATTAGTCCTATTCTATATGCCACAGTAATATACAAAGTTGCTAGAGATTATAATGATGCTTTTTGCCTAGTTGAAACTAACGATATAGGGCAACAAGTTGTGGACTCATTATACACTGATCTTGAATATGAAAACATATTTTCTACTGCTAGTGGCAAATCAAGACAATTTTTGTCAGGAGGATTCGGTACAGGGACTATGCTTGGACTTAGAACTACTACACAAGTCAAAAGACTTGGTTGTTCTTTGTTCAAAAATCTAGTAGAAACACAAAAATTAATTATCACAGATAAGGATATAATTTCTGAGATATCCACATTCACTGAACAAAAAGGATCCTTTAAAGCAGATGAAGGATACCATGATGATTTGGTAATGTCTTTAATTATATTCTCATGGGCAACAAATGAATTGTATTTCAAAGAATTAACTAATTCTAATCTGAGAATGGCACTTTATGAACAACAAACTAAGCAAATCGAAGAAAACTTAACACCTTTTGGTGTAGTAAATACTGGAGTCCCGGATGCTGCCCCTCCAGAAAAGATAGGGGACGATTTATGGTTCAATCTTAATCCTGCAGAAGCTATGGAAAAGCTAAAACAAAAGATGATGGAAAATGTCTAAATTTGGTTATTTATAAATAATCAGTAATCAAGTTGTCATATGACACTATAATCACTAGGAGATTAAGATGGCATTTCAGCTTTCACCAGGTGTACTAGTAACTGAAAGAGACGATACACTTAGTGTTCCAAGCGTTTCCACAACTGCCGGAGCTTTTGTTGGTCATTTTCAATGGGGCCCAGTCGAGCAAGTTACTTTGGTAGATTCTGAAAAAAATCTAGTATCGTTATTTGGTAAACCTAATGGTAACACATACCTTTCATTTTTTACGGCAGCTAATTTTCTGTCGTATGGTAATAATTTAAAATTGATAAGAGTAGTTCCAACAAGTGCTAGAAATGCTACTGCGGGTTCTGCTGGACTTTTAGTTAAGAACGACGATCATTATGATACAGTGTCAAAAACAACTGCTGGAGAATGGATAGCTAGATATCCAGGACTCTTAGGAAACAAATTAAGAGTTTCCATGGCAGACGGTGCAGGTTATAGTACCTGGGCATACAGATCAAGTTTTAATAGCACACCAACTACATCAAGTTATGCAGTATCTCAGGGCGGCACTAATGACGAAATGCATATTGTAGTTTTAGATAGTGATGGAACTTGGACTGGAACAGCTAATACTATTTTAGAAAAATTTTCATTTGTATCTAAGGCCAGTGATGCTAAGTCATTGGATGGTTCTTCCAATTATTATGCAGAGGTGATTAATAGAACTTCTGCATATATTAGATGGGGTAATCATACTTCATCAGGTACCAATTGGGGTAATGTTGCCTTAAATACTTCATTTGCTAATATAGCTTCTAATGTTACGACATTGTTAGCAAATGCAGTTGTTGCAGAATCAGGATCTAACTTATTATTAGGTTGGGATACATTTGCTAACGATGAACTATATGATGTAAGCCTAATTCCTACAGGTGATGCTAATGCAACTGTGGTAAATTATGTGATAGATAATATTGCTGAAGTTAGAAAAGATTGCATGGTATTCTGTTCACCAGCATATACTGATGTTGTAAACAATACTGTTGCTGTAACTAATGTTGTCACTTTTAGAAATAATTTACGAAGCACATCATATGCTGTTTGCGACTCTGGTTGGAAGTATCAATATGATAGATACAATGACGTATATCGTTGGTTACCTCTTAATGGTGACGTTGCTGGTCTAACAGCTAGGTCTGATTTTGTGGCAGATCCTTGGTTTTCACCTGCTGGATTTAATAGAGGCGGTGTAAAGAATGTAGTTAAGTTAGCATACTCTCCAGCGAAAACAGATAGAGATACACTTTATCGTGCAGGAGTTAATCCTGTTGTTACGTTCCCAGGTCAAGGCACAGTACTTTTCGGTGATAAGACTTTATTAACTAAGCCTAGCGCATTTGATAGAATTAATGTTCGTAGATTGTTTATAGTTTTAGAAAAAGCTATAGCTACTGCGGCTAAGTTTCAATTATTTGAATTTAATGACGCTTTTACAAGAGCTCAATTTAGAAATCTTGTGGAACCATATCTAAGAGATGTGCAAGGTAGACGAGGCATAACAGACTTCAGAGTAGTTTGCGATGAAACAAATAATACAGCTGAAGTAATAGATACTAATAATTTTGTAGCAGACATTTATATTAAACCTGCAAGATCTATCAACTTTATTCAATTGAATTTTATTGCTACAAGATCAGGCATTTCTTTTGAAGAAGTTGGCGCGTAATTAGGAGAGTAATAAATGTCAACCGCATTTAATGTAGATAGATTTAAGGCAGCGTTAACTAATGGTGGCGCTAGACCTAATCAGTTTGCTGTCCAACTAAGTTTCCCTACGTATGTTACATCACAGGCCTTAGCAGTAGCTAGGGCTCCATTCTTAGTAACAGCTGCAGAATTACCGGGACAAACTGTAGGATTAACCTCTACCTTTTATAGGGGTAGAGAAGTTAAATTAGCTGGTGATAGAGTTTTTGCACCATTTACTGTTAATGTTATAAACGATTCTGACTTCTCTATCAGATCAGCTATAGAGCAATGGATGAATGGTTTAGATAATTTAATTAATAAGACAGGTAGATTAGTTCCTGCAGAATATCAAAGAGACGTCAATGTTTATCAACTAGACAGAAATGGAAAGATATTAAAGGAATATAAACTATTAAGTGCCTTCCCTAGAGATTTAGGACCCGTTCCTTTGAACTTTGGTTCTAATGATCAAATATCTGACTTTACAGTTAGTTTTGAATATCAGACATTCACCGTTACTAATAATCCGCTGAATACTATTATTGATTTTACTACAACATTTAATGCTTAAATAAAATATGGCTATATCATTATTTGGTTTCACTATTTCTCGTAATGAGGTTAATGAATTAGGTACTAGAGCAAAGTCCTTTATTCCTCCGGAAGCGGAGGATGGGGCGGCGACAGTATCAGGCGCAGGTTACTATGGTACTTATGTAGATTTGGATGCCTCTTCTAAATCTGAGGCAGAACTTATTACTAGGTATAGAGAAGCTGCGATGTATTCTGATGCATCGACCGCAGTCGATGAAATTGTAACTGAGGCTATAGCTTCTACTGACAATGAAAAATCTATAGTTATAAATCTAGATAACGTAGATTTACCTGATAGTATAAAGGTGAGAATACGTGAGGAATTTGATGAAGTATTAAAACTATTAAATTTTAATTCTAAAGGATATGATATATTTAGACAATGGTATATTGATGGTAGAATTTACTATCAAAAAGTAATAGATGTAAAAAATTCTAAGAGAGGTATCTTAGAAGTAAGAAATATTGATCCTAGAAAAATTCGTAAAGTTCGAAAAATAGATAAGGAAAAGGATCAGAAAACAGGAGTGGATTTAATTAAAAGAGTTGAGGAATTTTTCATCTATAATGAAAAAGGTATTAATTACAATCCTCAATATTCAATGTCCACTACTACAAATCAAGGCGTGAAACTTTCAACTGATTCGATATCATTTGTTACGTCAGGTTTAATGGATTTAGAAAAAAATGTTGTATTGAGTTACCTACATAAGGCTATTAAACCAATAAATCAATTAAAAATGATGGAAGATGGTTTGGTTATATATAGACTGTCTAGAGCGCCTGAAAGAAGAATATTTTATATTGATGTTGGAAACTTGCCAAAGATAAAAGCTGAGCAATATTTAAAAGATGTAATGGCAAGATATAGAAATAAAATAGTTTATGATTCTGCTACCGGTGAAATAAGAGACGATCGTAAAATGATGTCTATGCTAGAAGATTTTTGGTTGCCTAGAAGAGAAGGAGGTAGAGGTACAGAAATTACTACTCTACCAGGTGGAGAAAATTTAGGGCAGATAGATGATATTAATTATTTCCAGCAGAAAGTATATCAAGCATTGAATGTGCCTATTTCTAGAATGCAACCTCAAACTGGATTTCAGTTTGGCAGAGCGGAAGAGATTACTAGAGACGAATTAAAATTTGCTAAATTTGTTTCTAGATTAAGAAAAAAATTTGCTGAATTGTTTTTTGATATCCTTAAAACCAATCTTTTGCTAAAAGGTGTAATGACTGAAAATGATTGGAACGAAGTAAATACGAATATACAGTTTAGATTTGCACAAGATAAGTATTTTTCTGAACTTAAAGAAATAGAAAATTTGAGAAATAAGGTAGATGTCCTAACACAGATTCAACCATTTGTGGGTATGTACTTTAGCCAAAAATATGTTATGAAAAATATTTTAAGAATGACTGATGAGGATATAGAGAGAATACAAACAGAAATAAGTTCTGACCCTCAGCCTCAGCCAATGGATGGTGCGCCGCAAATAAATAATACAGCCCCTTAGGAGAACTTATGGAACAATCTGAAGTAATCAATAGTATGGTGAATGATATTCTTATGGATAGAAGTAATGATGCTATGGAAAAATTTAGTTCCTTAATGGCAGCTAGAGTTAGTGATGCTATAGATTCACAAAAACAAAAAATAGCTAGTACAATTTATAAAGGTAACACAGAGAATGAAGACGTTTAACACTTTAAGAGAGGATGCTTTACTAGAAAAGTTAAAAGCATCTGATCCTACTGGCAAATATATTAGTGATTTCGTACATAGTGACAATCCTAAGTTTGCTGGAAAAAGTAAAAAAGAACGAATTCGTATGGCTTTGGGTGCTAAGTATGGGGCTATGCGCAAGAGTAAAAAGGATTAATAAATGGCTATAACCAAAGTTGTCCTTAAGAAAGTACGTCAACAAGCTATAGTTAAACTGGTTGGGGATGGTACTGCTAATATAGATTTTCATGATGCATTATTATCTGACGAAGTATATGGAGGAGCAGGTAATTGCAGAATGAATATTAATTCTGTCATTTTTACTAATGGAGCTGCCACTCCTATTGTAGTTAGTAGAAATGGATCTAATGTAATGATATTAAACGGTAACGATAACTGGTCTTTTTCACAGATGATGGGATTTGTTGAAAGTGCAAACAATAATGGAAACATTGCTGTTACTATTCCAACACCTGGTGGAACAATTTATTTTGGTTTAACTAAAGTAGCGGGTTTTGAAACAGCAAATAATAATCAAGAACTTAAAGACTATCAGAAGATCTAAAATGAAATTAATAACAGAAGTTACACAAAATCTAAACTATTTGACTGAAGAAGTCAATGGTAAAAAGAATGTTTTCATTGAAGGTATATTTATGCAAGCGGATAAACAAAATCGCAATGGCAGAATATATCCATTATCTGTAATGGAAAAGGAAATAGTTAGATATCAAGATCTAATTGAAAGTAAACGTTCTTTAGGCGAATTAGGACATCCACCAAATCCTACAATAAATCTTAATTTAGTTTCACATCTGATTACTAATCTAAAAATGGAAGGATCAGATGTAATAGGCAAGGCCAAGATATTGGATACGCCTATGGGAAAGATTGCTAAGAATTTTATTGAAGAAGGTGTGAGCCTAGGTGTATCTTCTAGAGGTTTAGGATCTCTAAAAGAAAAGAATGGTGTCATGGAAGTACAAGATGATTTCCATTTAGCTACAGTAGACATAGTAGCTGACCCATCTGCCCCAGATGCTTTTGTTCAAGGCATTATGGAAAATGTAGAATGGATTTGCGAAAATGGTGTTTGGAAATCTAAACAAATAGATGATGCAAAAAAGCAAATCAAGGAAACTAAATCTAAAGATTTAGACGAAATGAAAATACAACTATTTGAAAAATTCATGAGTGCCTTGTCTAGGCAACCATAATTATAAATAATAGATAAATTCCATTTAGGAGACAAGTAAATGTCAGTAGAAAGCAAAATTAAAGAATTGCTTAGCAAAGTAGAAGCTAAAGCAGCTCTTGACGAAGCTGATAAAATGGGTGCAGATACCGTTAAAAAGGATACCACTCTGAGTCCTGCTAATTCAGGAGATGCTTCTAATCCTATGCAAGGCAGTTCAGAAAAAGCATCCTTTGAAACTAGAGATGAAACAGACGAGAATCAAGGTGCTAAAGCATCCAGTTCTACTCCTAAATCATCTCCACCTCAAGCTAAGGGTCCAGGTGCTGCACCTAATTTCTCAACTGTAGCAGATTTAACAGCTTCAGCTACAGGAAAAAATCCAACAGGCAATAAGCCTCAGATGGAAGAGGAAGTAGAAGTATCTGATCAAGAAGAAACTGAAGAAGATACTCCAGCTGAAGTACAAGCTATTGACTTGTCTCCAATCTTCGGCGAAGGACTTTCAGAAGAATTCAAGCAGAAAGCTACAGCAATTTTTGAAGCTGCAGTTATTGCCCGAGTAAATTTTGAAATGGAGAAAGTAGCAGCTTCTCTTGAAGAAAAATTCGAGCAGGAAATTGTAGAATTAAAAGAAGGCATGGTTGAAAAGATTGATTCTTATCTCAATTATGTTGTTGAACAATGGATGCAAGAAAATGAATTAGCATTAGAGAACGGGTTACGCACAGAAATCGCTGAAGATTTCATAAGTGGCCTAAAGACTCTATTCAAGGAACATTACGTAGAAGTTCCTGATGAAAAATATGATGTAATCGGTGAACTACAAACTAAAGCAGAAGAACTAGAAGACAAGTTAAACGAAGCTATCAATACAAACGTTGAATTGAATAGTGAAATCGTTGAACTTAAGCGCCAGGCAGTTCTTGAAAGTGTTACAAAAGACATGGCCGATACTGAAGTAGCTAAGCTTACTAAATTAGTTGAAGGCATATCTTTTGATAGCGAGGATGTATATTTTGACAAGATTACTGTTATTAAGGAAAATTATTTCCCTAAACAGTCTGTCAGCATACCAACTAGCTCACAACAAACTTTAGTTGAGGATACATCTGAAGCTAGCCAGTCGTTCGATTTTACGAACAGCACTGTAGACGCTTATGCACAAGCACTTTCTAGATCAGTAAAACGTGCTTAAACATAATAATTAAAGGTTACGTTCAAGGAGAACTAAATGTTTTTAACCGAAAATTTACAACAAAAGTGGGGAAAGATTCTAGATCATCCAGATCTTCCACAAATTAAAGATGCTTATAAAAGAACAGTTACTACCGTTCTTTTAGAGAATCAAGAGAAAGCATTACGTGAAGAGCGTAGTGCGTTGTTTGAAGTTCATACAAACAACATTGCTCAAGACACAGCAGCAATTCAAAAATATGATCCAATTATGATTGGTTTAGTACGTCGTGCTATGCCTAATCTAATGGCATATGATATTTGCGGTGTCCAGCCAATGACAGGCCCAACAGGCTTGATTTTTGCAATGCGTGCTATGTATGGTGGTTCTAACGATACTCGTTCTAACACAAGTACTCGTGTTGAAGCTCTATACAACGAAGCAAATACAAGCTTCTCTGGTGCTACTGGTCATAACGGTTCAGTAGCTAATATTTTAGCAACCATCGGTATTGGCGCAGCTAATACATTAGCAGCAGTTGAAGGTTCTTCTACTTTCAACGAAATGTCTTTCGCAATCGACAAGACAACAGTAACTGCTAAGTCACGTGCTTTGAAAGCTGAATATACAGTTGAATTAGCACAAGACTTGAAAGCTATTCATGGTCTTGATGCTGAAGCTGAGCTTTCAAATATTTTATCTCAAGAGTTTATGTTTGAGATTAATCGCGAAATCGTTCGCTTAATCTATAGCGTTGCTAAGGTCGGATCACCAGCCACAGCATCCGCAGGAACATTTGACTTAGACATTGATTCAAATGGACGTTGGTCTGTAGAACGTTTCAAGGGTCTTCTATTCAATATCGAACGCGATGCTAATCACATTGCTCAAGATACTCGTAGAGGAAAGGGTAACTTCATCGTATGTTCAGCTGATGTAGCTTCTGCATTAGCAATGTCTGGCGTTCTTGACTATGCTCCAGCATTGTCAACAAATGCTAGCTTGAATGTAGATGATACAGGCAACACTTTTGCAGGTGTTCTAAATGGACGTTATCGTGTTTATATCGATCCATATACAGGAAACCTAGGCGCTGCTAATCAGTTCTACGTAGTAGGATACAAGGGTGCTAGCCCATATGATGCTGGTCTATTCTATTGCCCATATGTACCACTACAAATGGTTCGTGCTATTGATCCTGATAGCTTCCAACCAAAGATTGGCTTTAAGACACGTTATGGTCTAATTGCTAATCCATATGTAACAACATCTGCTGGTGCTAACGATGCAGATAGCTTCACAGCTAACCGCAATCAGTACTATCGCAAGACACGTGTTATCAATTTAATGTAATTATTGAGCCGACCCAGATCGGACTTAAGGGGGAAGAAATTCCCCCTTTTTTGTCTTTATAAATAATGCAGGAGGGTGTAAATGTATACAGCAAATCTTAATATAGTAAAAGCAAACTATGAAGCAAGTAGACCTACTACCTACGATTTTCTTAGGCCTAATGCTTTTAGATTTACTATAAAAGATTTACCAAATGCTTCATATACCTGCCAGTCTGCAAATTTACCAGCTATTGCTATAGGTCATGCTGTTCAACCTACTCCTTTTTTAGATAGACCAGTAATAGGAGATAAAATGCAATTTGGTGATTTTGTAATACGATTTTTGATATCGGAAGATATGTCAAATTATTTAGAATTGTATTCATGGATAACTGCTTTAGGGTTTCCAAAAGAATATACTCAATTTTCACAATTCATTAAGGGCAGACAAAATAGATTTCCTTTTGTTTTAAACCAAGCAGGCCAATCTGAAGCTTTGGCATACTCGGACGGTACTTTGACTATTTTAGACTCGACAAACAATCCTAAAACAAATATAATATTCAAAGACTTGTTCCCAATTTCCTTAGAAGCATTAGATTTTGAAATAGCATCATCAACCGTAGAATACTTTACAGCAATAGCAGCATTCAAATATAAATTATTTGAAGTAGAACAACTTTAATATTTTGGAGTTATTATGGCAATAAAATTGGATCCAACAGCAATTTCACCATCTACTGTGAAAGTTGCACAACCTCCCGAACCACAAGTACCTAGTTTAGAAGCGCAACAAGGTCGTCTAGAAATCAAGTTAGATGATCTGCGAAACAACGAAAGAATTTTCGTTGCTACTCCTTGTTATGGTGGTATGCTTAACGAGGCATACTTCAGATCGTGTATTAAATTATTAACCTTTTGCAATCAGCATAATATTCCCCTTGCATTTGGAACTATTGCTAATGAGTCATTGGTAACTAGAGCTAGAAATGTATTACTAGCATATTTTCTACAAAGTAATTTTACCCGCTTGATGTTTATTGATGCGGACATTGAATTCCAAGTTGAAGATGTTCTAAAGTTAATTGCTCATAATAAAGAAGTTGTTGTTGGCGCGTACCCTAAAAAGGGAGTGAATTGGGAAAGAATCAAAGATTCGGTTCGTTCTAATAGTGAAAACTATAACAGTCAACAAGTAGCGGCCTTTGGTTCAGACTATGCAATCAATTTTAAGTTTGTTAATAGAGATCTAAAACAAATAGCTATTGAAAATGGTTTGATTAGATTACACGATGGCGCAACAGGTTTTATGATGATCAAACGCGAAGCAATCGACAAAATGATTGCTGCATATCCAGAACTTAAGTATAATAATGATCTTAATACTGGTCCTGAACTACAGGATTATTTTTATGCAATGTTTGATACAATGATCGATCCAAAAGATAAACGATACTTATCTGAGGATTATACTTTTAGTCGTAGATGGCAAGATATTGGTGGAGAAATTTGGCTTGATCCAACAATTTCGTTGAACCACTATGGCACATTTAACTTTATGGGCAACCCTCAACAAATTATTCAAATTCAACAACCTTAATACTTTATGAAATTAAGTGATCTTCAGGAAATGTGGGCTGAAGATTGCAGGATAGATGAAACTAATCTTGGTAAAGAATCAGCTCGCACTCCTATACTTCATGCTAAATATATTAACTATCTTTCTTCTACAAGACTTAATCTAAGAAAAGCAGAATCAGATTATCTAAATTGTAGAAGAAAGAAGTATCGTTATTATAGGGGAGAGATGTCTCGTGTAGAATTAGAGGAAGAAGGTTGGAATCAATGGCAAGGCACAAAACCTCTAAAAAATGAAATAGATGAATTTCTACAAGGGGATGCAGAACTTGTAGCATTACAAGATAAAATAGAATACTTCAAAACCGTTCTATATCAGCTTGATGCTATTATCAGATCTTTAAATAGTAGAACTTGGGATATAAAAAATACTATAGAATGGACGAAGTTTACTAATGGAATGATGTAATGGCGGATATTAGTATAAGAAAAAAGAATGAAGTGCATTTACTTATTGATAGTGATGCATCTATTGCTCAAGAATTAAATGACCATTTTTCGTTTGATGTTCCTGGTGCAAAATTTCATCCATTATATAAGTCTCGTATGTGGGATGGGAAAGTAAGACTTTTTTCAATGTTCACGAAAGAACTTTACATTGGTCTTTTAGATTATGTAAAAAAATTTGCAGAAGAGAGAGAATACTCTGTTGATGAAAGTAATTATAGAAAATCTCATGATGAGGTAACCATAGAAGAAGTTAAAAGTTTTTGTGAATCTTTAAAAATTTCATCAAAAGGTCAATCAATACAAATTAGAGAGTATCAAATCGATGCAGTCTATCAAGCAATTGTCAACGGAAGACGCCTTTTATTATCGCCAACTGGTTCGGGAAAATCTCTTATTATTTACTGCCTCATACGCTGGCATCAAAAATTCGGAAGACGACAACTCATTCTTGTCCCTACAACAAGCCTTGTGGAACAGATGTACTCAGATTTCCAAGATTACTCAGGATTGAATGAATGGAAAACATCTGAAAATTGTCATAGAATTTATGGCGGGCATGAAAAATCAAATCAATTCAACGTTGTGATAAGTACATGGCAGTCATTATATAAACTACCGAAAAATTTTTTTGCTGAGTTTCAAACAATTTATGGAGATGAGGCACATCTATTCAAGGCAAAATCTTTAACAGGTATTTTAAATAAATGTACAACTACTCCTTATCGTATAGGAACAACTGGCACTTTAGATGGAACTAAAACTCACAAATTAGTATTAGAGGGATTGTTTGGTTCTGTCTATAAAGTTACAACAACTAAAAAATTAATAACAGATAAAACATTAGCAAATCTTCAGATCTATAATATTATATTAGAGTATCCTGATGAGATAAGAAAAAATGCAAAAGGATTTGACTACCAACAAGAGATGGATTTTATAGTAACATACAATGAAAGAAATAAGTTCATACGTAACTTAGCTATAGATCAAAAGGGGAACACCCTTGTTCTTTTTCAGTATGTTGAAAAGCATGGTAAATTACTTTACGATATGATATGTGCTAAGTGTGAAAATAGGCAAGTCTTTTTTGTATATGGTGGCACAGATACAGAACAACGAGAACAAGTAAGGCTATTGACAGAAAAAGAAAATGATGCTATAATAGTGGCTTCATATGGCACTTTTTCTACAGGAATAAATATCAAAAAGTTGCATAATATTATTTTTGCTTCTCCCTCAAAATCTAGAGTAAGAAATCTTCAGTCAATAGGAAGAGGATTGAGAACAAGCGAAGAAAAAGATCAGTGTAATCTTTATGATATAGGAGACGATCTCTCTTGGAAATCTAAAAAGAATTACACACTACTTCATATGATAGAAAGAATTAAAATTTATAATGATGAACATTTTGAATATAAACTAATAAAGGTTCCTATCAAATGAACAATTTACACTACAAATTTTTAAAACTTAGTAATGGTGAAAATATTGTATGTGCTACTGATGATGATTGCCAAAATTTAAAAAGCAAAATATCTATTCATATTTTGGATCCTGTTTTAGTAACTCCTGTTAGAATACCGAGAGGATCCCAAATTGCTGAGACATATGTTTTGACTCCTTGGATTTCCATAAGTGATGAAACAGTATATGAAATTCCTACACAACAAATTATTGTAGCGACTGATGTCAAAGAACATTTTAGAGATAACTATAAAAGTTTTATTGAGCACACTAATGAGCCTAAGCCTATCAAGGATAATGGATCATTAGAAGAAGAGTTTTTGTCCAATCTTATGAAAAGTATGAAAAATGATGAAGAAACAAACGAAGAAAGTGAAGGGGACAAACGAATCCTTGTCGCCGGAAATAGATCAGTCCATTGATATACCTGTATCATCACATTATGTAGATAATAAAAAATTTCTACAAGCATTAATAGATTATAGATTATTAGTAGATGACGCATTATCTAATGGTAAGCCTCAGCCCCAGGTACCTAATTATATAGGTGAATGTTTTATCAAGATTGCTACACATTTATCGTATAAATCAAATTTTATAAATTATACATTTAAAGATGATATGATAAGTGATGGTATTGAAAATTGTTTAACTGCTGTTGCTAAATTTGATCCATCAAAATCATCTAATCCTTTTGCCTATTACACTCAGATTGTATACTTTGCTTTTATACGAAGAATACAAAAAGAAAAGAAAATACAGGCAACTAAATATAAAATGATAGAAAATTTGGATATTGATCAAATTATTTCTCAGGAACATGGCAGTGAAGAATTTAATAATCAAATTATGGATTATGTTAAAAAGCAATTAGATCAGGTAGATATAGAAAAAAGAGTAGTTCATTTACCTAAAAAGAACAAATTAGCTGAAGAAGAAGTACGTAATCCACTTGATTTAGATGATTAGTTTACTATATAATATGTTATTTACGAGGTGATCTATGGCAAAAATTAAAGTATCAGAATTATTTTATTCTATTCAAGGGGAAGGTCGCTATATGGGCGTACCTTCAGTGTTCTTAAGAACTTTTGGTTGCAACTTTACATGTAGTGGTTTCGGTATGCCGAGGGGCGAGGTTAGTGATGAAAGAGATGTTATTGCTTCTAATATCAAAAATTACAATGAGTATAAGGATCTTCCTCTCGTTCATACTGGTTGTGATAGCTATGCAAGCTGGGATCCTCGTTTTAAGCATTTGTCTCCTGTTCTTGATACTACTGTTCTTGCTCATGCCATTATTAGTATGTTACCTAATCGCAAGTGGGAAAGTGAGCATCTCGTCATTACTGGAGGCGAACCATTATTGGGATGGCAAAAATCATACCCAGAATTACTAAGCCATCCTGCTATGTTAGGCTTACAAGAAATGACATTTGAAACTAATGGCACACAAGAACTTTCTGCAAATTTTAGTGAATACTTAAAAACACATTGGAGAAAAGGTTGGGATAAATTGACCTTTAGTGTAAGTCCAAAATTAAGTGTCAGTGGGGAAAATTGGGATGAGGCCATTTGTCCGGAAATTATTAGACAGTATCAAGAACATGGATATGTATATCTAAAATTTGTTATCGCATCAGAAGACGATGCCGAGGAAGCAACTAAAGCTGTTGAAGTTTATAGAAATGCAGGTTTCACTGGTCCTGTATATTTGATGCCATGTGGTGGCACATCTGAAGGATATTCTTTAACTAATACTTTAGTAGCAGATTTGGCAATGAAAAAAGGATATAGGTATTCTGATAGACTCCAAATACCTTTATTTAAAAATGCTTGGGGAACTTAATGAAAATTATTGATAGAGATGATTTCAAAATGTTTATAACTATTGGTGAATGTAAATCCCCGAGTGATGTAAAGGTTATACATTTTATTCGGGAAGAATATAATCAACAAGAAGACTTGATTCTAAAAAATACTTATGAATTTTTTATGAATAAAGATGAAATGAAAAAATTGGCGAAGGTATTAAATGACTACGAGTAAAAAATTAGTTGAGGATGCTCCATATCATCCTGGTTATGAGGGGGCGGTATTTGGTCGCCCTATGAGCGAAGTAATTAGAGATAGATTAAAGAATCATTCTGGTAATCCTAGATGGTTCGCTAATGATAACATCTCTGAAGTCATT